ATAGTAGTGTCCATTTCAACAAGCGTGTTACAGTCCATAAATTTCACCCCGTCCCCGTTTTTACCCCCGATTTGATAAATCATTTGAAAGTCTGGTTCTATTTTCGAAATAAAACTAGTGTCTTCAAAATTAGGAACAGAAGTACTCAAATCTCCATTGAACCCTACTGTATAGTTGTTGATAATCATATTATACTTCAATGTTGGTTTGTAAAAATTTGCATTGTTATCTTGATAGTCAAACAACTCAAACGTGACTCCTATTCTAGCTGTTTGGACCACCGGAGTTTCTACACTAGCTGTTTGGACCACCGGAGTTTGTTGGACCACCGGAGTTTCTCCACTGCTTGATAATACGAACCCTCTAATAACATCTGGTAAAGACACTTCAGCTCCATACATTCTACCTACAATTGTTTCATTATTCGTCTGAATTCTATCGGTTATTTCTGGGATTAAATCAAGAAAGAAATCTTTCCTGAAAATATATTTCATGTCTGGATGTTTTATATTCGCTGTTCCGAAAGATGTATTTCTTGATTTCCAGTACGGATCCGCGTATTCTGAAACGTTTGGGTTAGTAAATAAAGATCCATCTGGGTTATTCGATGGGAAAAGTTCGAATGCCTCGGGTGGGAAAAACGAGTAAAATACCGGTGCATCTGTTTGTTGGACCACCTCATACCTGGATATATAAGGTTTAATAGCATCTGTCGACAACAAGTCAGGATCGCACCCTTCCAAGTTAACAGTTTTGGTTGAATTAATTGATGATTCAATTTCGTTAGCAGTGTATTCAATGGTTGTAAATAAAGCATCTACGGTCGATGGAATACCAGCAGCAATAGCTGCCTTTTTACGAATAAAGTTTTTCCTATTAGAATTCCCGTAAGCTACTAAACCGACGTTTATAGTATCCGTGTAGTTAGAGTCAACTGTACGCCATAATGTACGATATTTACCTTCATAATACTTAGTCTCTACAGCATAATCATAAGTTCTAATACATTTAGGGGGAGCTTTTGGTCTATCCGTACTGGATTTAGGTACTACTAAACCATTCCCTTTTAAGTACCCTGTTAGAGTTGTCACGCAATTATCCAGTGGGTCAGTCCCTGTATTTGCAAATAACATCCCTCCTAGTTTATCAAACATTTCAGTATCTATACTCATTGACATTTGCGAAATATGTTTTTTTAACTCTAAACGATCAGCTGTATTTTTCACACCCTCATATTCAGGTGAAACCGTGTATGTATTTAACTGAGCAGCCCCCTGATACTCACATCCGTCCTGTGCACTTGGGTATATATTCACCATTGGAAACCACCGGGGTTTATCGGTTGTCGAGTTAGGATAATGCAAATAATAATAAGAACTGACTCCTGTTTTAGTATCATTCCCTTTTGAACCGATCCATGTAATATAAGCTTCTCCATCATCCAAATGATCTTGTTTTTGAATATCGGTAGGATCACTTTTACCAGTGTTCAAATGAGTTTTGTAAAGAATACATAGTTTATCCACCGGTTCAGATTCTGGAACTATAGAATCTAAATATGGATTTGAATATTTCACTCTAATTTGCTGACTGTAAGGTATAATATCATCTTTCAAATCGAAATCACTTCCCATATATCCAGCAATTGACCGATGGAAGTAATAAGGATCCTTGTAAAAGCCCGGAATCAATGCTGTATTTAGTCGATTGAATATATCGTTGGGGGTATCTACACCTCCAAGTAGGCTGGATATACGAGCATTGGTGAAAACAGTATTTGTTATGTTGTATTCGTCATCTACCTGATTTAATATGTCGCCATCATAACCTAGTAGATTTAATCTTTGGTACTGTGATAACCCAGTTGAATTATCACTTCCGTCATTAACATTTTTCCCAACCAGTCGTATTTTATTCCCAACTGTACTCATTGGGATTCCCGATAACAACGGTGTGTGAACAACTTCAGATGGGTTGTTTCGAGGAATATATTTATCGATTTCACGATTGATATCATTTACGCTTGTAAAATTATGCTGATCCTTCAATGGATCTTGGGTACTCCCGGGTGTTATTTGTGGTTGTAAAAAATAAAACAGTTCATACGACTGGAGTTCTCTCATAATTTTTGGTTGAAAAGAGCGAAAATCTTTCATTCTACACCCTTGGTTTTCAAAATGACATATATTTTGATCGCTATAATACGCCAAAGATGGGCTTGCTCCACAATCTCCAGAGATGCTTGTCTGTTTACATCCTTGATCACTAAACCTTGCCTGAGCGACATTATCATCTTGAATAATAGAGAACGTTTTTGGTTCAATAGACCAACTGAGCATATCACCTGACCTTTTTGATCCAGTTATATAATTACCAGAATTAGTACTATAAGATTCGTTGAAAAAATCCGCGATTGTACCGGCGTCGCTATATGGCGTAGGATCTAAAAACAAATTATTATTATCCTCTGGTTTTACTGGATTCTTTAAAAATTTCGATGTCGTATACATATTAGGAGTATTCCATGCATTAATACCCATAACAGGTTCAACATCTGTCTCTTTTAGAAATGTTTTACTCTTGCTATCAAATTGGCCATCTCCTGCCTGGGTCCATGTATTAATTGGAACCATCGAATTTTTCGTTAAAATAGCCCCATAACTGTAAGTTGTTGGTATGGCTTCGTCAATTAGAATCTTTAATTGCGGAATTGACGCCGACAGTTGAACGGCAGTCAAGTAATATCTGTTCAGAAGTTCATCAGCGACTATGTAAGAACGCGGTATTTGAATGACAATATAAGCTTGTTCAACCCCGTCATCATTCCAACTAACACTTCCACCTAAAGGACTCCATTTCGATTTAATGGTTTTGCTACCAGGACCTGTATTTTTCTGAACTGATATAGACGGGCATTTTTGACCCCATACCGGATCCGCCAAGTATTTATAAGGTTCGGGTATGGTGGTACGTTTACATGTATTAATAATAACCAATATTACTAGGGTAAGTACGACAAGTACTAAAATGCAAATTTGATATGGTTGCATTTTATTTTAATATAAAAAAAAGTTAAATAATAAAATGCAACCATATCAAATCTGCATTTTAGTAATGGCTATAATAACGCTCTTAATTGCTCTCAGTGTTATATATAGTAAAAAGGTTACCAAAATGAAACAGGATGTTATAAGCAGTTTCGAGGATTATTCTCTGAAATCATTGGTTTCTTCGGACGTAGAATCCGATATAACGAATATAGTTGACGTCGTTGATACATTAAGCAACGTGGATTTCGTAACAACTGAAGTTCCGTCACTGTTATTTTTCAATCACTTGCACGTCGTCGTTAGTAATCAAATAGATACAGTTCTAATGTCAACTGGATTTACACCTGGTGGGTATGAAATACCAAAAAATGTATGTCTCACGTCAACTGTTATAAGCAATACAGGTGTTCTGGATGATTCAATAGGCCCTGGTTATGTGAGTAAATCAATTACAATTAATAATAATAGATATGTACTGGACGCTTCGAATACAATTATTGATATATTTTACTCGCGTGATCAAACACCTCCTTCAGTCACTCCCAGTTCGAGTTGCACAGTTAGTAGCGACTGTTCGAATGGATCCTACTGCGACACCACTCAATGTTCCGAAATACCACCAACCTGGATAATTATACTGTACATATTATCAACGCTTAGAAACAACTCTGGGATAGACTCTAGTGGTTATGTTAGAAATATAAAATTCAACCTGTTAACAGAAGCACATCTAAAATCGGTCCAGGATTACTATGATAAGTCGAATGATAAACAGCAAGGTATTAGTACTGAGATGACAATTATTTTAATGTTTAAACTTGGTTCAATTAAGAACCTCACAGTACAAGATTCTACTGGTCAATCAGGAATTGATGATACCAAGGCCGGTTACATCAACATAAATATTGATAGTAGTTACGAGAAGATGCTTATAAATTATTTAACAAACAGCGTCGATGATACACTCGAAAAACTTAAATACACACAATTCGAACAGTACGTGGTTTCAAACGATAATCGGTACGACATCGTCTCACCTAAATCATCAGAACCTCTACTTGATGCAATGATGAAATCATACAAACATATTGACCTGTTAAACATCGCGTTTGATGGTAATCTATTAATAGCAAGTCAATACAATTCAAGTATTGTAAAACCTGATATTTTCATCAGCACCGGGATAACTTCGGCCGACTTTATGGTTACTGTAAATACTATTTTCGATTCGTTATTGAAATCCCCAACCGTTTCGAGTCTTGTAGATATAAACGGTTCTTCTCACTGGTCTCCTATTGCTAACGAAAATATTAACTCGACTGGACTTTATCGCTTATACAGTCGTGAATATACACAGAACAAAATGGCCATGGATACAGCCACTTTTAACAAAACACCTGGTAGTAAAGTATTGTACGTAAACGGTAAGAGCTTCGTCTTGGATAACAACAATAAGGTCGTTTACACCCTAGGGAATGCCTCTTTCGAAGATTGTCACGACTACACGTGTACATCGACAGGTGACAAGTACAAATGTTCAACTAGTCAATCTGTTACAGATACACCGTGTTGTTTACCAGGTCAAGATATCGAAGATGGTGAATGCGTTGATAAACAAGCTTGGTGGATTCATTTATTATACGCGTATTCCAAGATAACGAATGGTCAGTCCACCACGAACGAAAACAACGTGATTAATTTACAACATATGACCGAAGTATCAGACGTTATTGAACAGACCTCGAAACTAGCCGTGAATACATATTCCGCAGAAGCTGCGATGTTAGTATCATTTCTAACATATGACAGGGGTGAAAATACAACTGTTCTTGGTAATCCTTCTCTATTTCCAAACAATCTAGTAATGACCAAAAGACCAACTTGCATATACGATAAATATACTAACCCAAATACAACCCAGCTAGATTTAGATAGTAATGCGTATATAAATTGTAACATTGGAAAGTATGAATACAATCTTATCATGGGTATTATTGGTCTAGCAGAAGTTTTTGATCCTAGTTGGGATACTTCGAAAATAGTACCCGAACCTCAACTTAACGTCAAGTCGGTTTTTCCTGCACTAGTAGAAAATGGCCCGGGATATGTACTGGTTTCCAACGATACACGAGCCTTGATTGATGAATTAAAAATAAGCGGTAAAATAAATACGATTTCTGGTATTTTACAATTACTCTCGAATACTAACCTGGTAGTCGCTCTTACTAATTCTAATGATTCGTTGATACACATGGACACTAACGACAATATTGTAACATCAGCCGCTGGAGCCAACTATATACAGGACATGCTTTTAGAAGCTTCAGCTGGTATTAATGCGAATGAACAGTCCTTCAATGACTTACCATATTTCACTATTAAAGATACCTACATATCACCGGTGATAAAAAACATTGGAAATATCGAATCCGGCTATTTAACTAACAAGGCTGTCTATGAACAGATCGGGGTTGGTATCCGCTTGTTAAAAACTATTAAAGATAATATGAAATTAAGCATGAAGAAAAGTTATTTCGAACTGTGTTATAAGTTAAAGCTTACCGACCCAGATGGTTCACCCGTAGTTGTGAATTATATTAAAAATCTCGTGTTGAATCAGTTTTCTACCGAGATCACGTTTATTGAAAACAAAAATAAGCTATTACTTCAATCACCACCCTTGCTAGACATAATTAACTCGTACAAAAATCAAATGCAAGCTTCCATGTCTTCATTTACACCACCTGGTCCAACAGCTGCTGAAAGTGCTGCACAAGTACGTGCGTACCAGAAGACTCTAGGGCCAAACTTGAAAAAGAACATCGTCGCTATGATTGCGAAATACTGTAACGTCAACAACTCTTGTGTGGGTGAAACAGGGTCTGCTCTAAATAGTTGCCTGACTGAAAATGTTACGTCAAATTTAGAGAATGAGTTGAGTTCTAATCCTAAATACCCAATGTTATCGAAGGCGTGCATGTCAGATAATACAAGGTTCACTTATTGCCTAAAACAACAGAAAGAATCAGATTCTATGAGTGAATATGCTGGTGATTTAGGGATTTCACCTACATGTATGTCTACAAATGCTGATTCGAACACTTGTTTGGTTAATAAATTATCATTTGGGACATCGTCCAATTTATTTTCTGGATGTGATGTAGCGACTGATAAACAATCTTGTTATCTTTCTGGTTCTACGTCGTACATGCAAGGTCTCGCTGCTGAAAGATTAGACGTAGCTGTAAGTTGTCTTGCAGGTGATACAACTGCTACTGGTTGTTGGACCGCTGAATCACTTGCTGCAGCGGATGGTAAATTAAAAAGCGGATTAGGTGGTAATACGATTGATACTTCGGGTTGTACTTTTGGATCGGGTTTGGATATTAATACTTGTATAGTTAATAACACCAAAACCAACTTATCAACTATATTACCGGGTGCTACTGGTGTAACAGTTAACACGGAAGCGTATGTCAAAAACCAAGCAGCTATCAAATTGGGTATAGATCCGGGATGTCTAGGTGAAAACGCCTCGTCAACTGGATGTTGGACTAGTGCGGCACTTGCTGCAGCCAAAGATAAATTAGGCTCTGAATTAAACGGTGTTAACATCGATACTTCCAACTGTAAATTCGGTTCCGGGTCAGAAATAAAAACGTGTATTGAGAACATTGCAATGACTAATGCAACAGCGTTTATAGCTAGTAAAAGCGGGATATTGTCGCAAACCGAAGTATACGTACGAAATAAAGCAGCTTCTCAATTAGGTGTAGACCCATCTTGTTTAGGCGTCGATTCCGAAGCTCTTGATTGTTGGACTGACGAAGCTTTATCATCAGTCAAGGATACAATGACACAAACATTGGCTTCCGCGTTGGGTAAAGGGGTTACGGGAATTGATCTTTCCAAATGCTCATTTGGTTCAGGGTCAGAAGTAGGAGATTGTATGAAACAGGTTGCGTTACAAAAACTAGAAAATCTCGCCGGTGATAAACTAAAACTTATAACTGACCCTGTTGCGTACGCTAGGAATATAGCCGCTACTAAGCTAGGAGTTGATGCATCGTGTATCGGTGTTGGTTCTGCCGCTGCTAATTGCTGGACGAGTACTATATTAGGAGATGCAGAAAGCAAATTAAATAGCGAGGCCGCAAGTCTTGGATTTGATACTTCAGGTTGTTCATTTACATCAGGAGACGACATTAAAGATTGTATCGAACAAAACGCCGAGAAAAAAATGTACTCGTACGTAGGTTCTACTCTCGGTATAGATTTGAGTTCTTGTTCAGGAGCCTTTGATTCAAAATGTATCGAAGATGCAGCGTTTAGTAAAGGATATTCGGAACTAACTAGTGAAATAGGGATTGGAGGGACGTGTCCTACACCGTCAGATTTGAAAAGTTGTATTATAAATGATTTGGAAACACATGCGTATGCTTATATCGCTAATCAATTAGGTTTACCAAGTACATGTGTTAATTTAAGCGATCCGATAGGATGTCTCAAAGCAGCAGCGATACAAGAGGTTGAAACATGGGCTATGAGCGCCTTAGCACCTCTTAATTGCACAGACTTGTTTACAAACCCGCTTGGATGTCTGGAATCAACCGTGAAAAATGAGGTTATCAGTGTATTAAAAAGCGGTCTAGATTATGCTGCCGAGCAAACAGGTCTGAACGATGCTGCAGATGAATTTGGTGAATGGGCTTTGGACCAGCTAGGGTTGACAGACATAATGGCTGATATGACTATGTATGTCAACGCTATAGTGGAGCAATTTATCACAGCAGCAACAGAGGCACTTGAGGGTCTAGCAGAAGGTTTGTTGGACGGGGCTTTAGATCTTGGGGTTGAACTAGGCCTCGATGTAATAGCTGAAGTGGCTATAGATTTTGCTACTGAAATTGCAGTAGATGTGGCGATAATGGCTGCTGATTGGACAGCCTACCTTTTAATCGTGCTTATATGTATCTAAGCGAAAAATCAATAAATTTTAATCACAATTAAGATTAAAATTACTCTACACTTGTGTTTGTGTCGTTCATTTGAAGTATATGATCTAATATCATTTCAACTAAGCTCGTTTCAATTGTATCATCTTCAAACGGGTCTGAACCTTTCCAGTAGAACCAATACGCATCCTCTGGATTAGTTGTTCCATTCATCACGATTTTATAAGTCGGGTCGTATTGAATCATACAAGTAGTTCTTTTTCTATTGAGTTAATAAATATTTTTAAGGACCCCTGTAAAAAGCAGTCAACTGGAATTTACCAGTATAAGGATTCCTATATTCATTTAAGTCACCAAAATCAACAACTACTCGTGTTTCAACCCCCGTCAAATCAGGAGGTGCTTTATAATCTACAAGCTTGATAAATTCATCTGTGTAACTAGGATTTTTCTGCTGACTATCGATTGCATTTAAGATATCCTGGGCTCCAGATAAGAAAGGATAATCATATAACCCGTCGTCTACCCCGAAGATGTTAAAATTAGCTGTGAGCGCTGCTGTCATTGCAATGCTCGACCTGTTTGTATTACTGGGTGATTCACCATGTACACTCATGACCCAATTCAAATTATTAAATAGTGCTTGATCATCTCTAGTACTAGAGTTCGTTTTTGTTGTGAGCGCAATATCATGGACCATAGCGCATTGATCTGACAGAGATAATGGTACTCCTGTTAGCCTTAAAGGGTCATTATCACCCACGCTAGGTCCGATATAGTTTGATTTAGTACGAGATAAGACCCCGGTATTTGCTCTACAAAAAGAACCGGCGTTAGGTGTTGTGGTCTCATGAGGGAAATAAAACGGTACATCAGAATCTCTAAATAATGTGTTTGAACCATTTCCTGAATCGCATTCACGTGGGATGCATCCACGAGCTCCCATTTCTAGGTACCTAATTATATTTGTATGGTTTTGGGTCAACTGACACTGACCTGGTTGCTGTAATGGGTACCATGGATTAGTTAAACCCATTTTCCCATCTGGTAACATCCCACATCGACTATCTGGCCAAGCACAATCACTCATCATACAATCATCATCTTCGTTATGTGGATCCCCACTACATTTGAGATCCGTATAAGACGAATCGTGACAATTTCCGGCGAAACACCAATTCTCATTTGACTTTTTCATTTTATTATTTACAAATTTAATTTGTAAATTAAAATTTTGTAAATTTTTAAGGACCAGTGTAAAGATGAGTTAACTGGAATTTACCAGTAGAAGGATTCCTATATTCATTTAAGTCACCGAAATCAACAACTACTCGTGTTTCAACACCTGTCAAATCGGGTGGTGCTTTATAATCTACAAGCTTGATAAATTCATCTGTGTAACTAGGATTTTTCTGCTGACTATCGATCGCATTTAAGATATCCTGGGATCCAGATAAGAAAGGATAATCTTTAAACCCGATGGCTGACGCGAAAGGATTAGAAGGAAGACTCGTAGCTCCTCTCATTCCGGTAGTACCAGCTAATGTATTATAACTTGGTTCACCGTGTACACTCTCGCACCAATTCAAATTATTAAGTAGTGCTCGATCATCATTAATACCAGAGCCCAGGGTTGATGCGAGCGCGATATCGTGGACCAGAGCGCATTGATCAGACAGAGATAACGGTATTGCTGTCGGTACTGCTGTCGGTTTTGAAGGGTGAAAATCTCCAATACTAGGTCCCGTATAGTTTGCTTTCCCGCGACTTAAGATCCCGGTAGTTGCTCTACAAAAAGAACCAGCGTTAGGTGTTGTGTACAACCACGGAAGATAAAACGGTACATCAGAATCTCTAAATAATGTGTTTGAACCACCTAAATCACATTCATGTGGGATGCATCCACGAGCTCCCATTTCTAGGTACCTAATTATATTTGTATGGTTTTGGGTCAACTGACACTGACCTGGTGGTTGTAATGGGTACCATGGATTAGTTAAACCCATTTTCCCATCTGGTAACATCCCACATCGACTATCTGGCCAAGCACAATCACTCATCATACAATCATCATCTTCGTTATGCGGATCACCACTACATTTCAGATCCGTAGATGACGAATCATGACAATTTCCGGCGAAACACCAATTCTCATTTGACTTTTTCATTTTATTATTCGTAAATTAAATTTGTAAATTTATATTTTTAAGGATCAGTGTAAAATGGAGTTGAATGTAAATTTACCAGTAGAAGGATTTCTATAGTCATTTAAATTAAAATCGTTACGGATAATCATTTTCTACAACTATAATCAAATCATGTCCGCATACACATTAAAGAATATCGAACCTTTTACTAGAAGGTTCGTTTTGAACGAGGAAACTAAGAAAGTACTCAAGGGAATGACTCCAAACTTTGGATTCAACGGTCTAGGTGAAGTTGTATTCAGAAGAACATACAGTCGCGACAATGAGGATTGGGCCGATGTTGTTACCAGAGTTTCACAGGGTGTCATTTCAATTCGTAAAGAACATTATTATCGTACTTCTTTGAGGTGGGTCGAAGAAGAATGGCAGAAATATGCACATGATATGGCTATTAGTTTATTTAAGATGGAATGGTTGCCTCCTGGACGTGGTTTGTGGATGATGGGAACTGATTTCGTCCATGAACGCGGATCAATGGCGTTGAACAATTGCGGAACCTTTGATACCGAGAAGGATATCACCCTCGCCGCCGAGTGGACAATGGATGCTTTGATGAATGGTGTTGGTGTCGGTTTTTCAACTAGTTGGCGAGGAACTGCTGTAGCAGCTGATAAGAATGACAGTGAGACATTTGTTATTCCGGACTCGAGAGAGGGATGGGTTAAATCATTGATTCTTTTGATGGGCGCCTACATTGACAGCCCTAGACACGGTAAGAACAAATTCCCTATTTTCGATTACACTACAATTCGCGGAAGTGGTCTACCAATTAGGGGATTCGGTGGGTTGTCGAGTGGGTACAAACCCCTAGAAAAGATGCATAAGCGGATCGAAGGTTTTTTGGATGCATTTTGCGCTGGTGAATTAGTTGTTCCCGCAACTGAAAAGACCGATTGGGCTGAAGCAACTGTAGAAGTCAAAAAGCCTTATTCGCATACTCGTCTAGTTGCCGATATCTTTAATTCTATTGGGGCATGTGTTGTTGCCGGAAATGTGCGAAGAAGTGCGGAAATATCCCTAGGGGATGTACACGACGACGATTTCATCAACTTGAAGAACTATACTCTTAATCCGGAACGTTCAGATATTGGATGGATGTCTAATAATTCGGTTCGGTTGAAGGCTGATGATGAATTCGAGGATTTCTCCTATATCCCAGACATGGCGAAGCGTATTGTTGACAATGGCGAACCTGGATTAATTAATCTTTATAATATCCAGAAATATGGACGTTACGGAAAGGAAATGCATGACGATGCTACGATGTGTAATCCATGCGGCGAAATCCCATTGGAGAGTGGAGAATTATGTAATTTATCAGAAGTTTTTCCTCATAGGTGTGCGGGAGTTGAAGTGTTCAACCAAGCTCTTAAATACGCTACATTCTACGCTACCACTGTTTCTATCTTACCGACCCATCGACCCGAAACGAATGCTGTACTCGCTAAGAATAGACGTATTGGTGTTTCCATTAGCGGAATTGCTCAATGGGTTAGCGGAGCTGTCCCCGAAGAATGGGGATTGATGAACTACACTCGTCTAACCCGTATTCTGAGAACCGGATACAATATTGTCAGGGATGAAAATACAAGACTCGCGAAAGCTGCTGGAGTTCCAGCGTCGATTAGGGTAACAACTATCAAACCATCTGGTTCAATTTCTCTTTTAGCAGGAGCAACTCCAGGAGTTCATTATCCAGTCAGTCGTTTCGCTATCAGAAGAATCAGAATTGGCGCAGATAGCCCGTTGGTATCAGTTCTTAAGGACGCGGGTGTACCTTATGAAATGGACTCCTACAGCGATAACACCTATGTATTTGAATTTACAATTGACCATGGTGATGTACGACCATGCGAAGAGGTTAGTCCATGGGAACAGTTTTCTCTTGTTGCGATGCTCCAACGTTGCTGGGCTGACAACATGGTTTCGGCGACTGTTTACTTCGACAAGGAGAAGGATGCTAGCGATGTTGAGAAGATGTTGGCTATGTACATTCCAGTTCTAAAATCTGTTAGTATGCTACCTCACAGTGGTCATGGATATGCACAAGCTCCATACGAACCAATCACAGAGGAAGAATATACGAAACGTCGGAGTGAATATAAAAACATCGATTTCGATACAGTGAAAGGGTCAGTTCCAGAAGGGAGTAAGTTTTGTGACGGTGATAGTTGCACTTTGTAAACGTCTCAAAAATTTTTAAAATTTATATATTCCAACGGATATATAAAAACAGAATGCACAACGGATACGATACACTTGGACGTTCTTATAGACGACGAAACAATCTTGGTAGATACGGCAGATCCGGTAGAGCCGGTGTTTATTGGAGACCATTCGATTACCCTCAATACCCGGGATATTACCAACAATCTAATCCTTACTCAGGATATTACCAACAACCACAATCTCCTTTTATCCAACCAATTATTCAACAACCTGTTATTCCACAGAATGTTTGTGGCTGTATGACATGTGATGTTCCATATACTATAGGATCAGCTATAAAAGGAGGTCGTGACGATGTTTGCATGGGGAATACCAACAAATGCCGCCCAGGAGATGATAGATGTTGGTGTTATGATTCGTGTAATGGTCGTATAAATGGGGGTCGTGGATGGAATTGTTCGAACACATCTGCTGGAGGTCAAGGTGTTCCTTTACGATCCATGTGTAATAACGTCTAATATACTTGGTGAAAATATAAAACTAATTAGTTTTATATTGTTTTTTTATTTTTTACTTGTTAGCTGTAGTAAATTTTGTTCCGTCGGTACATGTAGTAACCGTTTGCCCGTTATTAATTATATTTTGGTAAAAATTATCGATCTCCTCATTCATCGAGTTAACAGCATCTGCTGTACACAGAACACCCAAAAATGCATTTAAACCAGGTGTCGCACACACCGCCTCTTTAGTTATTTTAGCCGTACCCAATGCATAATCAGATGTAGTCATCTCAACCTTTCCATTTACACATGTAGTTTCGATCCCAAGCAAACCTATTTTTGTCGCGTCAGATAATTGACCGGCTGTCTTAACGCGGGCTACGTCACTCCATTGTTCCATCGTACTCATTGCGCTTATATAGGCTTTTGTAAATATAGTTCTATCTCTTAATTCTTGATCGTCTGTTTCTGTTACCGACTTATAGTATTTTTCGCTAATGAATTCCTGTGCGTAAGCACGCATCGGGACAATAATAGTGTCACCATAAACAGTTACCGGCGCTATATTTGGATTTTCGTCTGAATTGGATCCACCATCAGGTTTCCAAAGCGGGGGTCCATATGTAATACTACGAGTCGAACTCGCCCACTGATTATCATACCTACCCCAGCTTGTTGATGCTTCCTGTGCTAATATAAGAGGAAGAATCCAGGGTGTAGATATATTTATAACATCGTCGTATGAATCATCGTCGGTAAATGATACGCTGAATTTCAAGGCGGTTGATCTGACAATATCACGAAGCATACTCCTATCTCTAGTGCATTCTTCCCTAACAAAATAACCATTGGCTATATTATAATACTTGAAAAGCATACTGTTAATATCATTCATCGAACTAATCGCTTCAGCTATCTCATTAATTAGTTCCGCGCCAATTTGCGATGGTTGTAAATACGTTCGATCCATTGGTGTCATAAATACCGGTTTTGGTACTTGAGTCATATGAGTAGTCCAAAAAGATGTATCGCCTCTCACACTTTGTTTTAATATCGGGAGAATTATCTTGGATGTTGATGTCATGGTTATGAACTGAGCCAGACCAGAATTCATATGAATATCACTTTTATCGAACAGTATGTCAACTGTTTTTTGGTTCACAGTTGCACGGTGTCCGTAATCAATTACACTTTTCATTACACCGATTTGGAAAAATGGACACGTGTCTGACGTGCGAAGGGTGTCATTATCACTCAACATAAGGGTTTCGATTTGACTAGGTGAAGATTCTATGAATTCTGGTTTATCAGGGATTTCCGTTACGTCATTCAAGTACATCACGGAAGACAATTCGTCACCATCCATGTCCCATATATCAATGTGTTTATCAGCCTCTACTAAAGAAGACTTTCGAATTACGTTTAAGAGTGTTTCTATTTCAGTTACTGTAAGGTCGTGATTAATGAAAGCAGACATTGGAGAGAATAATTTTTCAAGAGAGTCAGTTATGGAATGGTTTGCAACGTTTGCAGAGTCCCTATCAAGATCACATGCTAAATGTATTAACTCATCTGGTGATCGATCGATATTAGCACTATTCTTGTAATAATTATTATCGTCGTCTGATACCCAGGTTGTTACATGATCGAAGTTGTTAATGTTTTCGGTCTTGTATGATTCAGTTACATTTATAGTACCATCTTCGTTACGAACTGGAATTTTATAATCAGCGCTATCGTTACCAAACACACACGAACAAATCGGTTCATCTATCATCTTATTAACAGGTGCGATGACTAGAACCTTGAAGTCTTCATGGGATGTTGTGTCCAGAAATCTTGCTAAAATAGCTGCTTCACCACCCTCTGTTTCGAACGCCCCTAGTTTCTCATATTCAGTATTCTCTTCTGTTACAGGAGCAATAATTTCCCATGGTTTCTTAGTTAGATGGAATTGCCATATACCTAGCAAATCCCAACTATACATTCCTCCGTCGAAATACATAGCTTCATGTGCTTCATTCAACATTTTCCATGCTCCCCAGAATAGCTGCTCAAAAATGGTAATATTCTTTTCAAACCATTCTACGCTATACATAACTTTAAATTGTGCAAGTGTCTTCACGTCACGAAGAGTCGCTTCCGTTTCTCCTCGAACTGTAGCTACAAAGGTTGCTCTGTAGTCGTCTTGGATTACGGGCCAGTCCCCTAGCATTCTAAATACTATAGCGTCGTCAAAACATTTATATAGAGTCCGAATGAACCCTTTCTCATTCTCTTCCATAAGCATAGGTTGTATAGCTTCTATTTTATCAGTGATAGATTTTGGATAAGTTGAATATGGTATAATCTTAGGTTCAGAAGGCCATACTACATCTTTTCCGTCTAAACTCTTGTCAAGTGGTGTAGGGCTCATATAGGTGGTCTGTAAACTATCCATCCCGTAAATCCACGCTGGATTATCAGTAGATGTATTGTTTAATTTAAATGTGACTGGTGAATCAGCTATTTTTTTCTTTATTTCAAACTCATTCATATCAAACGTAAAACCAAATATGGTCGTTTGAAGATGAGTAGGATACTCGAGATACGCTGTTTCAGATGCCGGTTTGTAATCAATTATTACTTTATTCCCGAGATCATCGATGTCTAACAGTTCATTTGTTAATAAATCGAAATAATAGACTTTATTTCCCATGTACAACATTTTTACTTTGTACCCATAGTGTCCAGTATAACTATCCCACCAACGCAATGTATCACGTATTACGGGGTTAAGAGTCAATGCTGGAAACATTTCTAAACTCTCGACATCTCCGCTTCGACAGGCTTCCATATAATCACAGAACTCTCTGACAGTATACTTTTTAGTCCCAATTATTTCCTTGTTACCAACGTATACACACCGTCCTTGAATTTGTCTACGTAAAGACTCGCTCTCGTATTGTTCTACTGAGTAGATATTACTATCGTCCGCATCACTCTGTACATATTTACCATCTTCGAGTGCTAATGATACATTGTTACACGATGGATTTGTAGGGTAATAAACACCAAATTGTTCATTTGAACCAAAGAAGTGTATTTGATTAACTAGAGGTTGGTACATATGAAAAATTGTATTATTGTAGACTAGACCGTGGTATAGTTTATCAACTATACTAACAAACTCCTCTGAAGTTATTGTATTGTGATCTATAATCTCGAAACTGTGCCCTCCTGATTTCTCAATCGTAGAAGCGGTTGAATCGGGTATAAATAGTTTCGTAGACCCGGCTAATACAAGCAATGTTTGAGCACTCGGTGTTTTTTTATAATCATCCAATTCTTGCAATTTGTTCTCGTCTACGGCAATAGACGAGAACGCGAGATTGTTGTAGTCTATTACGCCAACTGGAAATGTTATTGTTTTACGAGACCAAGTTGAGTACTTTTTATTAAGTATTTCGATAATCATTCCTTCTGTGACTGGATCTACGAATGCGTTCATATATCCAATATCACCGGTTATCCCACTGGTACTGTTATCGCTTCTATCATATGATATAATCAAGTCGTTTATTTTACTATCGGAACTCATAAATTCGGCAAGAATAGCAGCTTCTACACTACTAGTTGAAACCGTTTCTCCAGCTGCTTCCATTCTGGCCACATATCTGTTAAATTTCCCGGAGTCCATAATGTTGGTCATTATAGGCATTGATGTAACGGTATCATTTTCGTCGTCAACACCGACAACGTTTGTGATAACTGAATGGATGTGAAATATATGAAGCCACCACGATGGTATATCCACCGTGTCATTCCATGTAGGAAAAACACTCTTATTACCCTGATTATCAATTCTTTTGTAGCTGTACGAAACGCCATCCGCGTCTACTGTATACCCCCAAATTTTATTGTTTATTGTTAGTGTACGCATAGAGGTGTTACTCAAAGTCAAAGTATCGACTTGAGATATTTTCGTATTGAACGAGTCATTCGTAGGGGTTCCTTCGATTACTACAAAGTCTGGTATTGGTGTTGGTATAAGCAATAATTCGGAAAATGAAGATTGAATATGCTTGTAGAAGTCGATTGACATCATATCTGTTAACATATAAGTTGGATCGGATGACATTTATAGTATATAAAAAACTATAAATAAGTTAGAAAATAATATAAAACTCGTCAAACTGTTTTATATTCTAATATCAATCTAATTCCCTGTAGTATTTGAAATTCGCTTACATGTAGTAACTATCTTGCCGTCATTTATTATATCATCGTAATAACTATTTACAGCTTCGGTCAGGCCATCCGCGCCTTGTAAAGTACACACAGCATATAACCCTCCGAAAGGTAAACTACACATTGATTCCGCTGCTATTTTAGCCGCACCAAGTGCATAATCAGTATTACTCATCCTAATCACATTATCTACGCATGACACTTCAACACCAAGCAAACCTATTTGTGTCGCGTCAGATAATTGACCGGCTGTCTTATTATCTTTGACTGAAACTTCCCAATTTTTCATTGTACTGATAGCGTTAACATAGGCTCTTTTGAAGACATCCTTGTTTGCAGCGGTTTTTACGTACGAAAACACTTTCGCGTCGATGATTGTTTCTGCATACGAACGCATCGCTGAACGTGACCAATTTTGAAGACCCCAACCGAGTCTTTTAAATTCCGCAGCATAATCTGCCTCCGTCGACCATACTTGGTCTGGTTTCCAAATAGGAGGGTTACTTGATATGTTTCGGTTATCACCCCAACGTTGAGATGCACGCTGGGCTACTAGAAGAGGTAGAATCCAAGGCGCTGCATTTTCTACGATTTTCCTAAATTCAGGGGGGTTAACCGTACCGGGTTCGATAAAAAATGATTTTACAATATCAATTAACCGTTTTTCGTCTAATAGAACCTCTTCGTCGATGTGAATTCCGTCGTTCATAAAATAATACTTGTAAAGCATGTCATCCATATTAAATCTCGAGTTTATCTCCATCGATGCCTTATTGATAATCTCCATACTTGCGGGAGTTGGCTGTACATAGAAACGTTTTCCTGATTTACTAAAATTCGCTTCCGGTAACCCCATACGTTTCCATAATCCAAGGTCGGCCCTCACATGTCGAGGTACCATTGGTAGAATAATCTTAGCGGTTGATGTCATGGCTACGAATTTAGACAATGCAGAAGATGTATGAACGTCCTTGTCCTCGAAAATCTCACTCATATTCTTTGTTTGAGAATATTCAACAATACCCTTCATTGCACCAATTTGAAGATTTGTACAAGACGACGATTCATCATCGACCAACATCATTGTCTCGATTGTGTTGGTCGATAAGTTATAATCCACCCATTCAATGTTAGTCTTGACAAATAATGGTTCGACAGGGATTTCTTGGATGTCATTCAGATACAACCCTGGTGTCGATGATGAAACGTCCATGTTCCAGACGTCAATGTTTTTATGGGCTGGAATTAATGAACTTTTACGAATTATTCCTGTGAGTACTGATATTTCATTTACGGTAAGGTCGTGATTAATAAACCCTGTAGCCGGGGTAAATAACTCTTCGATATCAAATTGAACCTGTGTAGATGGCCTACCGCGATTAGCATCGAATGCTGGGTGTATGAACTGAGATACTGGTCTATTGATATTCGCCCCGTTCTTGTAATAATTATTAGCATCATTTGTAGCCGGTGATGTTACATGATTGAAATTATTGATATTTTCGGTCTTGTATGAAGAACTTACATTTATAGTACCATCGTTGTTACGAACGGGAATTTTATAGTCAATTCTGTCATTACCAAACACACACGAACAAATCGGTTCATCTATCATCTTATTAACAGGTGCTATAACTAGAACTTGAAAGTCGGTATCAGTTGATGTATTTAGAAATCTGGCTAAAAGAGATGCTTCTCCGCCCTCGGTTTCATACGGTTGTAGTACGTGACGACGACCATACTCGAGGTTTGTTTGATACGGGGTTCTGATAGGAGAAATAATTTCCCAAGACTTTTTCATTAGATTGGGTTGCCAAATACCTAGCAAATCCCAACTATACAATCCTCCTTCGAAATACCTAGCTTCATATTCTGCACTCAAACCATTCCATGCTCCCCAGAATAGTTGGGAGAAAATGAGAATATTTGTTTGAAACCATTCTTCTGAGTAAGTATTTTTAAATTGTTCAAGTGTCTTCACGTCACGAAGAGTCGCTTCCGTTACTCCGGTAACTGTAGATACAAAGGTTCCTTTGTAGTTTGCCGGGATTTCGTACCAGTCCCCTATCATTCTAAATACTATAGCGTCGGTAAAACATTTATACAGATTTTTGAGATACCCTTTCTCGTTTTCTTCCATAAGCATAGGTTGTATTTTCTCAATTTTATCAGTGGTGACTGGATTAAACCTCGAGTATGGTATGATCTTGGGTTTCGAAGGCCATACTACATCTGTTCCATCCGAACTCTCTTCAAGCGGTGTAGGGCTCATATAGGTGGTCTGTAAACTATCAAGACCATAAATCCACGTTGGATTATCAGTAGATGTATCGTTTAATTTCTTTGTGATTGGTGATTCCAAAAGTTTCCGCTGTGTTACTTCGGGACTCAGAGTGTACTTGAAACCAAATACGTTCACGTCTATTTTGGTAGGAGGATCGAGATACGCTGTTTCAGATGCCGGTTTGTAATCAATTATTACTTTATCCCCGAGATCATCCACAGCCAGAATTGTACTATTCCTTTTGTCCAAGTAATATACTTTGTTTCCCATGTACAACATTTTTACTTGATACCCAGTTTCATTAATTTTCTTTCCCATAGGTGCTTTGTACATACCTGGTTGTGACCTGAATTTTAACAATGACGGAAACATTCCCGACGTATCAACCCAGCTACCTCTACGACAACCACCCATATAATCACAGAACTCTCTGACAGTATACTTTTTAGACCCGATTATTTCCTTGTTACCAACGTATATACACCGTCCTTGAATTTGTCTACGTTCAGACTCTGTCTTGTAGTTTTCGAAAGCGTATATAGTTTTTTGCGAACTCAAATCTTCGACGTATTTACCACCTTCGAGTTTTAATGTCATGGTGCTACATATCGGGTTTGGTGGTAAATACGAAGCATCATTAACATTCCGGAAAAAGTTAATTCTATTCGTTGCAAGTTGGTACATGTGACATACTGTATTATTGTACACCAGACTATGGTATAAATTGTCTACTATATTTACGAACTCTTCAGATGTGGCTGTATTTATATCAAGTTCTTCGAATTTATTAATTTCGGTTTTCTCAACTAGCTCGGTAGTTGAATCAGTGATAAAAACTGGTGTAAACACGACCAACTCCAGCAATTTTAAATTACTTTGGGTTGTTAGATAGGTATTTAATAAAGGAAAAGCAGACGAATAAACACTCAACGGCGAAAATGCAAGATTATCACGGTCTAATGCTGACTCAGGGTACGTTATGACTTCTCGAGGACCTTTATACGTATTGTTAAGTAATTCAATAATCATAATTTCTTCTTCGGGTGTTACAAATGCGTCAATATATCCAACATCTCCTGTTATTCCACTAATACCAGTATGGGTTGTATCAGATGATATAATTAGATCATTTATACTACTCGTAGAGCTCATAAACTCGGATAGGATAGACGCGTCAATACTAGAGACTGTTGATTTAGTTTTATTAGCGTCGACCCATTTACCAAATCTCTCAGAGTCTACGGTAGTAGTCCTGACAGGCATTGACAAAACATTATTAGTTCCGGGGGTAACACTTGTTACCTCTTTAATAATAGAACAAATATGGAAGACGTGAATCCACCAAGATGGGCGTTCGTTAACAACCCATGAGGGATTTACGCTATGGATACCAATACTGTCATTGTAAAGTCTTTTATAGGTGGTTGTTTGACCACCAGTATCTAAAGTGTCCGCGTAAACTCTACCGTTGATAGATATAGTACGGTACTTATTACGGGTCGTTAGTGACTGCGCGTACGATTTCTGCGTATTAAACCGATTTCTTTCAGCGGTATCGGTTGGAAGAATATACTCCGGTATTGATGGAATTGATAACAACCCAAATAATGATTCCTTAGCCTTTCTGTACAAGTCAACAGAAAGTATACCGGAAATAGTAACAACCCCACCCGGTGCATAATTTTCAATACTATTATTAGAGTGTGACATTTTATAATATGACAATAAAAAGAATTTTAATCCGGATACTGCTATCTTAGTACTAGTGGGTTAATTATTTAGCAACGGTGTAACATTTAGTATTAAATTAAAACTTGGTCATAATACAAAATGACGAATATCAAAGAAAACTGGTGTTTTCAAAATGGAGCTAATGACTGCAATGAGAACCCAAACGAGGATAACGACTGTGCTACGGCGAATACATGTGTCAAGGGGTATTGCCTCAATGGTGCTTCATGTACTGATACAGAAAATGGGTATCAATGTGTGTGTGGTTATGGCTTTCGAGGTATTAATTGCGAAATCAATTCGGTTCTTACCAACGAAACTATAAGAGACGCTATAATTAATTACAATGAAGGGGTGATTGATCCGTTTTATGGTTCGATTTCTGAGTGGAATGTTTCAAATGTTACTGATATGAGTAATTTATTTGAAAACATGGTTGGATTCAACGACGATATTTCTGATTGGGATGTTTCGAATGTTACTAACATGAGTGACATGTTTAAAATGACCTCTTTTCAAGGTAATCTTTCAAAATGGGATGTTTCAAAGGTGAAAAATATGAGTAACATGTTTAACGGGGATATTTCATTTAACTCCGACATTTCTGGGTGGGATGTTTCAAGTGTTACAGATATGAGTCATATGTTTCAGAATACTGTAGTCTTTGACCGAGACATTTCTAGGTGGGATGTTTCAAGTGTTACAAATATGGATAGTATGTTTTTTGATTCTGTTTCGTTCGATGGTGATATTTCTGGGTGGGATGTTTCAAAGGTGGCTGACATGAAGAGGATGTTTCAGAATGCTGTAATCTTCCACCAAGATATTTCTCAATGGGATGTTTCAAGTGTTACAGATATGAGTAATATGTTTAACGGAGCTATTTATTTCAACCATGACATTTCCAGTTGGGATGTTTCACGTGTTACAGATATGACAGATATGTTAATCGGCGCAACTGCTTACACCGGCGGGTACCCCGTTTATTATTGCTTGGACGACAAATGTAACGGTAGTAATGGTGTATGTGTTGACAAGTTGAATGGGTATGATTGTGATTGCACTGGTACCGGTTACGGAGGTGATAATTGCGAGAATAACATCGATGATTGTACTCCTGGTATCTGCGGGAATGGGATGTGTATGGATGGAATAAATGGAGCTATATGTGATTGTCTCGGTACCGGTTTCGAAGGTGATAATTGTGAACGAAAAATAAATTATTGTACTCCTGGTATCTGCGGAGATGGTATGTGTGCTGATGGAGAAGATGGATTTACATGTGATTGTACCGGTACCGGTTTCGGAGGTGCTAATTGTGAAATAAACATCAATGATTGTATCCCTTTCACATGCGGACCTGGTATCTGTAGTGACGGAGTTAATGGGTATGATTGTGATTGTACCGGTACCGGATATGATGGTGCTAATTGCGAGAATAAAATCGATGATTGTACCGCTGGTATCTGCGGAACTGGTAAGTGTATTGATGGAAAAAACAGCATTAGATGTGATTGTACCGGTACAGGTTACGATGGTCGAAATTGTGAGAATAACATCGACGATTGTACTCCTGGTATCTGCGGAAATAATGGTTCGTGTACTGATAAATTGAATGGGTATGAATGTGCTTGCGGTGATGGTTACGAAGGTGTTAATTGTGAACTTGACATCGACGATTGTGCTTCCAGTCCATGTGGGGTTAATGGTTCGTGTACTGATAAATTGAATGGGTATGATTGCGCATGTGCAACTGGGTGGTCTGGTGTTAATTGTGAGGATGACGGTTCGATAGTCTCTAAGAGTATATTGTCGGGAATGATTGGTGAATATGTTAGAGATAAGGAATCGTCGGATGTAAAATATGGTGATATTTCCAGTTGGGATGTTTCGGGTATCACCGATATGAGCGGACTTTTTAAAGATATGGGTTCGTTTGACGGTGATATTTCCAGTTGGGATGTTTCGAATGTTACCGACATGAGTAATATGTTCAGAAAGACTATTTCATTCACCGGTGATATTTCTGGATGGGATGTTTCAAGTGTCGTGAATATGGATAGTATATTTTTAATGAATTATTCATTCAACAGTGATATTTCCGGATGGGATGTTTCAAAGGTGACAAACATGAGTAGTATGTTTGGAGCGGCTATTTATTTCAACCAAGACATTTCTGGATGGGATGTTTCAAACGTGACAAATATGCTCTTTATGTTTTTCGAGGCAACCGTTTTTAACCAAGATCTTTCATCATGGGATGTTTCAAACGTGGAAGATATGGGTTTCATGTTTTACTTGGCTAGTGCATTCAACGGTAATATTTCTGGGTGGGATGTTTCAAAGGTGACAAATATGAGTAGTACGTTTTATAAAGCTACTTCATTCAACCAAGATCTTTCATCATGGGATGTTTCAAACGTGCTTGACATGACTAGTATGTTTTCAGGGGCTACTTCATTCAATTATGACATTTCAAATTGGATTGTTGGTGAGGTGGTATATATGAGTGATATTTTATTAGGAACTACTTCTTACACTGGTGGATACCCTGCGTATTTTTGTAGGAATGATACCCCTTGTTATGGTGACTCTGAATGTGTTGATAGAAATGCTAGTTATTCATGTATATGCGAACCTGGATGGGACGGTGTGAATTGCGAGAACAATATCAAATACTGTGATGAGGCAGATTGTGGAAATGGTACATGTAATGCTGGTAATGCAGGGTATACATGTACATGTGAACCTGGATGGTACGGTGACAATTGCAATATGACGCCTAAGATGGTTTTAATAGGAATGATTGGTGAATATGTTAGAGATAAGGAATCGTCGGATGTAAAACATGGTGATATTTCATCGTGGGATGTTTCAGGGGTTACGGATATGAGTGGACTTTTCCAAGATATGAGTTCATTCAACGGTGATATTTCTGGCTGGGATGTTTCAAAGGTGACAAACATGAGTAATATGTTTTTCGAGGCTATGTCATTCAACCAAGATATTTCCAGTTGGGATGTTTCGAATGTTACCGATATGAGTAATATGTTTCATCATTGTTTTTTCTTAAATCAAGACATTTCTAGATGGGATGTTTCAAACGTGACAAATATGAATAGGATGTTTTTCTTGACTTCAGCGTTCAATCCAAATCTCTCTCAATGGGATGTTTCAAAGGTGACTGACATGGGTGGGATGTTTCAAAACGCTAGTGCGTTCAACAGTGATATTTCTGGTTGGGATGTTTCAAAGGTGACTGACATGTCTTATATGTTTTCAGGGGCTGCTTTGTTCACGTATGATATTTCGTCATGGGATGTTTCAAGTTTGGTAAATAATACAGATATGTTATTAGGGGCAACTTCTTACACAGGTGGATACCCTGCGTATTATTGCTTAAATAACAACTGTAATGGTCAGGGTCAATGCACTGATGTAATGAATGGATATGTTTGCGCATGTGAAACTGGGTGGGATGGTGATAATTGCGATATCAATATCGTTGATTGTGATTCCAAGCCGTGCGGGATTAATGGTGCAATCTGCACTGATGAGGTAAATGGATATACATGCGATTGTGGTACCGGATGGGATGGTGAACAATGTCAGAGAATGTCTAGGGAGATTTTATCAGCAATGATCGGTGAATATGTTAGAGATAAGGAATCGTCGGATGTAAAATACGGTGATATTTCAACATGGGATGTTTCGGGTATTACCGATATGAGTGGACTTTTCCAAGAGATGAGTTCGTTTGACGGTGATATTTCCAGTTGGGATGTTTCAAATGTTACCAGTATGAGTAATATGTTTTCAGGAGCTTCTTCATTCAACAAAGATCTTTCCAGTTGGGATGTTTCAAAGGTAACGGACATGTCTTATATGTTTTATAGTTCTACTTCATTCAACGGTGATATTTCTGGATGGGACACGGCAATGGTTGTAAATATGAGTAGTATGTTCTTAGAGGCAACCGTTTTTAACCAAGACATTTCCCAATGGGATGTTACAAACGTGGAAGATATGTCTAGTATGTTTTATAATTCTACTTCTTTCAACGGCGACCTGTCGAGGTGGAACGTTGGAAATGTTAGAACTATGTACGCTATGTTTTACGAAGCTACTTCTTTCAACGCTGATATTGCCGGATGGGACACGGCAAGTGTTACAGATATGAAAGGTATGTTTTATAACGCTACTTCATTCAACGGTGGCCTATCAGCTTGGAACGTTTCACGTGTTACAGATATGAGTATTATGTTTACAGGGGCTGATTTATTCAACAGTTATATTTCGGGGTGGAATGTTTCAAACGTCACGAATACTAATAGTATGTTATTGGGCGCTTCTTCATTCAACCAAGATCTTTCAACTTGGGATATTTCGAATGTTACCGATATGAGTAATATGTTTCAAGACGCTATTTCATTCAATCATGACATTTCAAATTGGTTACTTTCAGACTCGGTAACTATGTACGATATTTTATCAGGGGCTACTTCTTACACAGGTGGATACCCTATGTATTATTGTAGGGATGCTAACGCATGTAATGGTCAAGGTCAATGTAGTGATGTAATGAATGGATATGACTGCGCGTGTGTAGATGAATGGACTGGTGATAAGTGCGATGTTAGCACAGCTATTTGTTCCCGTGGTTTTATGGGTGAGAATTGTGATATTATTTGCCCCGATGGATTTACGGGTGCGACTTGCGATACTGTTATAAACGATTTAATCTTTCAAATGGTATCAGAATACAAGGCTGATAAGAGACAGGCTGAATCGGATTATGGTCCTATTTCATCGTGGGATACTTCGGTTTTTACTAACATGAGTGGACTTTTTAAAGATATGAAGTCGTTCAACGGTGATATTGGGAGTTGGGATGTTTCAAATGTGACTGATATGCGTGACATGTTCGAGAACTCTAATTCATTTAACGGTGATATTGGGAGTTGGGATGTTTCAAATGTGACTAACATGCGTGACATGTTTCATGGAGCTAGTTCATTTAACCAAGACATTGGGGGTTGGGATGTTTCGAGTGTCGTAGACATGCGTGAAATGTTTAACAGTGCTGTAATCTTTAACCAAGACATTGGGAGTTGGGATGTTTCGAGTGTCGTAGACGTGAGTGAGATGTTTAGATATTGTTTTTTGTTTAACCAAGACATTGGTGGTTGGGATGTTTCGAGTGTCACAAATATGAATGGTTTGTTTTCAAGTTGTCGAATATTCAATATCAACCTTTCAACATGGGATGTTTCGAGTGTGACTGATATGAGTAATATGTTTGTAGACTCTAATTCTTTCAACGGTGATATTTCGGGGTGGAATGTTTCGAATGTTTCAAATATGACCTATATGTTTTTCAATGCTTCTTCATTCAACCAAGATCTTTCCGGTTGGGATGTTTCAAGTGTTACCGATATGAGTAATATGTTTTCCAAGGCTACTTCATTCAATTACGACATTTCAAATTGGATTCTTTCAGAATCGGTAATGATAGGTAATATGTTATCAGGGGCAACTTCTTACACAGGTGGATACCCTATGTATTATTGTAGGAATGATAACACCTGTAATGGTAATGGTGAATGTACGGATGTAATGAATGGATATGATTGCGCATGTGCAACTGGGTGGACTGGTGTTAATTGCGATGTTAATACACGTATTTGCGGTGTTGGATTAGCAGGACCAGACTGTAATATCAACGCGAACGAATTAATTAAAATGATGGTGGATAATTACATAAGTTCGCATATTGACCAGGCAAAACCTCAATACGGAGTTGTACCAACTGAATATATTTACGGTCCTATTTCAGAATGGGATACTTCACAGGTTACCGATATGTCTTACCTGTTCAAAGGTGTTAATTATTTCGAAGGCGACATTTCTAATTGGGATGTTTCAAATGTTACAAATATGGATTATATGTTTTCGTCGTACAAATTTAGCGGACGCATATCACCTCGAAAAACACCTCCGTTAGACCTTTCTAAATGGGATACTTCAAATGTTACAAGTATGAGTAGTACGTTTTTCGAATCGAGGGAGGCAGCGCGATCGATTTCTAACTGGGATGTTTCAAAGGTTACGAATATGCGTTCCATGTTTAAAAGGGCGGAACATATCGGAGATCTTTCTGGATGGGATACTTCAAAGGTGACTGACATGTATATGACGTTTATGAACGCTGAATCTTTCAACGGCGACCTTTCGAGGTGGAAAGTCGGAAATGTTACAGATATGCGTTCAATGTTTCAATCTGCTATTAGTTTTAACCAAGATATTGGGAGCTGGAATGTTTCAAAGGTGACTAACATGTCTTACATGTTTCATAAAGATTTACTATTCAATCAAGACCTTTCAGGGTGGGTTTTTAACCCTCGTGTTAATCTTGATTTTGCATTTAACGAATTGACGTTAGATGATTGTAGTCCTGATAATTGTGAAAACGGCGGTGTGTGTACCAATGGTGATTGGGATTATACGTGTGCCTGTCCACCTGGATTCTCAGGAAAGAACTGCGAAATTGACGTTCGAGATTGCGCTCCTAATGAATGTTTAAATGAAGGGACATGTGTATCTGGCGTGGATGGTTACAAATGTGCTTGTGCTCCCGGTTGGTTTGGTGATAATTGTGATACTAGCACAGGTGATTTAATCGTCCAAATGGTATCAGAATACAAGGCTGATAAGACACAGGCTGAAATTGATTATGGTCCTATTTCATCATGGGATGTTTCGGGTATTACCGATATGAGTGGGCTTTTTAAAGGTATGATAATGTTCAACGGTGATATTTCTCAATGGGATGTTTCGAACGTTACAAATATGAATGAGATGTTTCGTGGATGCCTATTTTTCAACGTTGATATTTCTGGATGGGATACGTCAAAGGTGACTAACATGTCTCATATGTTTTCCCAAATGCATGAGTTTAACCAAGATCTTTCCGGTTGGGATGTTTCGAGCGTGAAAGACATGTCGTATATGTTTTACGGTAATAGGGTGACAAGCGAACTTTCTTCTTGGAACGTTTCAAATGTTAGAGATATGAGTGGTTTGTTTTCAGGTAACCAACTATTCAATTCCGATATTTCTGGGTGGAACGTTTCAAATGTTACAAATATGAGTAGTATGTTCGACGGTAGTATCAGCTTTAACCAAATCATTGGGAGTTGGGATGTTTCAAATGTCACAACTATGAGGGCCATGTTCTACGGTTGTACCAAGTTTAACCAAGATCTTTCTAGATGGGATGTTTCGAAGGTTACCGATATGAGTTATATGTTCTACCGTACAGAGTCTCTTGCACAAGATTTTGACAGATGGAATGTTTCAAAGGTGACTGACATGGGTAATATGTTTGGTAATTCACCAAACTATAATAGCTCATTTAGAAGTCCGTTTCAACAATGGTTTAAGAGTGGAAAATGTTCTACTTCTTATACCCCTGAAGATTTACCGTCAATGTACAACAGTCCTTACTAAAACTCGAATGATGTAGATTATTATGATTAATTAAAAATTAATCATAATACAAAATGACAAACATGAGAAATCTCAGAGAAAACTGGTGTTTTCAAAACGGTATTTAGGTCGAAATTGTCAAACCGCGACTGATTACTGTGTCGGACATGAGTGCGCGAATGGTTCTACTTGCGTGGCTGGGGATGGTGGATATTCATGTAACTGTGTCGATACAACAACAAGCGGAACCAAATGTGAAAACCAACACTGCACCACTGGTGTATGCGGTGGCGGCAACAACCTTTGTAATGATACTGACGTCGGATATTCATGTGGATGCATTCCTGGATGGGAAGGTGCTGATTGTGAAGGGGGACCAAACGCTATATTCGAACAAATGTTATCGGACTATATTGTTAACCCAGTAGCAGCACAGGCTGTACACGGTCCTATCACTGGATGGGATGCTACAGGTGTTACAGATCTGACCGAGTTGAAGGCCAGTATACAAGCTGTCATAAGCAAACTTAACAGTTTTTAAATCAAAGAAAGCTTAATATAATAATTAAAAACGACATTTTTAATTATTCCAGGAAGAGGAGGTATCAATCATGACAACTACTACACCTATTAGGCATAGAAATATTTGGACGAGAGAAGAAGAAACTAATCTGTTATCACAGGTGAAACAGAAGTGTACTTTATTTGGAATAGCACAACAGCATCAAAGGACTGATTCTGCTATCGCTTACCGACTTGAATTAATCGTAAAAAGCCTCCATAAAGACGGGGTTAAGTTTGAAGAAATTGTATCTAGAACCGGTCTGGATATATTAACAGTCGAATCGATTCTGGGACGACAGAATATCAGTTCATATTTGATATTTAACATGGTCACGACCATGTTTGTAGCGGGGTTGGTTATCGGTTCTGTCTTCGACGTTTGGGAAATTTTGACCGGAATGGTTATCAGGTCAATGTGTACAATCGATACATTTGTGTCTGAAATTGACATGAGTTCATTATACGATGGTATGTTAGAATTTATTACACGACGCGTACACGATGTCGATGTGTTCGCTAGAGGCATCGATACAGACTCGCTGCATCGCGTGAAAGAATTGCTTACCGATTCGGTGAATGACTCAATGAAGATTTGTCACGGCTTCATATAGACAGTGTTTGTTTTTTATATTATTCTTAATATAAAATCACGTACCATCTGGGATGTCGGTTATACCGATAATAGAACGTATCTTAGATCTGACTTTAAAAATAACACGTAATAAAATCCAGGTTATAAACATTACCAGAAAACTCTCTATTGCTAGTTGGATATAAGATGTATCTCGTCCGATTTTCCTAGACAAAAATAGCCATATTAAGAACGAAACAATTGGGGTCATCATGATTGGAAGTACTCCGAATATCCCGTATTCTTTAGTATCGGGTATGGGGGTTTCTTTTGGTTTAGAAAGTAGTATAAGATACATTGATAGCAGTAACATTGTATACCAGTAGTAGAGGAATACATGTAATATTTTTTTGTCCATACTTTGTTTACTGAAAATTAAAATAGTTTTTACAGTATTATATCTAAACTTAAATCAAATGTTTAACGAATACAACCTGGATGATATAGATGTAATTACCGAAGTAGATGCATTTATGATGGACGTTCTTAAAGAACGCGAGTGGAGTCATGGTATAGATCATGCTCATATGGTGGCTAAGAATGTAATTGAAATTTGGAGAAATGGGGCGTCTGAAAAATACAAAACAATACCTGGAAGTACGACCGCTTCCGGAGATCCATTACTTGTTATCATAACAGCGGCTCTTGTACATGATATTATAGATCACAAGTACGTGAAAAACGCCCCTATGGGTCTACCTAGTTTACTAACCCAATTCATAACAGGAACTTTAGGTGCAGCAAATGCATCTATAGTAGACGATATTATTTACAGTGTAAGTTTTAGTAAAGAACTCGAACATGGATTACCTAATCTTTCACCGAGTGTACTGTTTTTACGAGATATAGTTAGCGATGCCGATAAAATAGAAGCATTGGGTGAAGGAGGAGTTAAAAGATGCATCGCGTACCAAACCGAGATATCAAATTCACAGATATCACCCGATAAAATCAATATTCAGGTGATAAGCCATATTTCAAAGACTCTATTACGTCTTTACCCAGAATATATACGAACAGACGAGGGAAAGGTTTTAGCAAAACCGAGACATGAGTTTATGATGAAATGGATTGACAGTAAAGTGTGAATTTTTTAAATTTTATTATCTTTGATAATAAAATGTCTGAATTTGAAAAAAAAAGAGATACCCAGATGAAGATAAACAAATCAAACTCTAGGTCTGATATGATGACTAGACCCAGACCTAAATGTGAATACGGTGCGCTCGCGCCACTTGGCGTAACTAGTCCAAATAAACCATCACAGATAACTAACACTGCCGTGGTAGGTAGTTATGTATTTATCATATCGTTGGTTCTACTCTTTACGATGATATTCTCATCCAATCTAGAACAAAAATCCAAATGGGTAGTTTTTGTTTGCGTTACCGCAACTTTAGTTGCGATGACAATTGCTGACACGAAAATAGTGAAGAAGTTTGAGGGCGAGCGACCAAAGGGCAGCTGTGCTACATCTAGCGCGTTCTCGTCAACACAAACTATGTACACGGCATTCGCCTTGTTTACGTCATTTTCATTACGTAAATATTTCGATGCTGATAATGGTAAGGTATTCAATGTTATGTTTGGTATGTTGTGGTTACTTACGATTGGATCGCGTGTAGTATTGAAAGATCACAGTCCTAAACAGGTGTTCATGGGAACACTTATCGGCGCTGGAAGTGGAGGTATAACATCCTCGGTTATTGTATTGATGGGTAGTTTGAAAGTTGTTAAAGCTAGGAAAAAATCAGAGACGACTGTTACCTCAGTTACAACGACTGTAAGTTAAGCTCATATATTGACTAACATATCTTTGTTAACATAGACCTTGGAATTCGGTCGAGAATATAACCATAACGGTATTTCAATTTGTTTAGTAACATTAATTGAAACATTTATTAAGTAAGGGCATACAAATGCGTCAGAAATGTTGATATCATTAACGGTGACATCAAGATGTTTTAAATTTGGGAAGCATTTCCAATCGATAACGATGACAGGGGTGATCATGTCATAAATAACTAGATTCTCAACATCTGGTCTAACACTTTCAGAATCCTCGTTATAAGGTTCTGAAAATACAATAGTACTTTCGCTCTGTTCGATAGTGTCCTTCTTAAAAACATTCAGAATATATCTAGTTGCATTAACAGTCGTGTCTAAAGCAGAAAAAAATATTTGTTTGCTGATTTCCCATATGTATGATACTGTCATTTATTTTCTACTTATATTTTTCCAAGTATTTAGATAACGTAAAAATGAAGATACGTCGTGCTTTACACGAAACAATTGATAATGACCAGCTTTCTAAACGTTAATATCCCATCTGAATATGTTAAAATATCAAGCCGTAGAGATCGAACTATTGATCTAGGAACTGCGAAACTTGTTATGAAACGATCGACGACTATTTCCCTACTGGAAGTTATATCAGAAGTTACTTCCAGCGGTACAATTGTCATATGTCCTATCTACCACGATAACTACACTGCTACAGTACGGGTTTGTCTGTCGTGCACACCAGGCTTTTACGAAACAGGGATAGATTGTTTGGACAGACGATTAAATTCTGATATTGGGCTTTGCAATTTAACGAGACAGTCCGTGTTACCTCATCGTTCAAACCCTGGGTTAAATGCTGTTAATATTTCGGATCTTAATTACCAACCCACCGCCTCTATTTCTACACAAGATGTCATCGACAAACAGCGTTCGTTTTCGAGCATAATTTTTGGAAACGAAGATGACGTTTTGAAAATATCGACTACCGAATTTAAGCCGCCTAATAAAGATGTTGTAGGAGTGGCTTTTTTTACAATTAGGAAACTCAAGAATTTGTTACGTCGAAAAATTGATTAACGTATCAACAGTCTAACATGTTAATTTTTTTATTGCAGTTGCGATAAAAAAAATACAGTATAATAAATGTCGTGTGATTATACTGAGTTAAAAAAAGAAATAATCAAGAAACAGAATGAGGTATTTACGGGTTCTAATTGGGAGTCAATATATCGCGTTATTGATCTATACGACGAACAAAAGGTGAATATTAAAAACAATTGTAGTAATCAGACCGAAAGGTCCTTGGAATTGAAAAAATTGATAGATAACAAGATTGAATTTACCCAACAAGCATCCGCGAGGTTCGACACGATTGATAACGTCAATGGAGTGATTGGAACATTTGGAGTTTATCAGCTAAGTGGATCGTTTGTGAAGCATTCACCTGATATTGATTACAGTAATATCACCGAACTAGTAATTTTACCCGGTGAAAAGTACACTGGAGCTACGACTTATCAGGATACAGCTATACCTGACAATTTTTTCTCTGAATATTTAGACGAGGATGTCGAACAGTTATATGGAGTAGATGAGTTAGAAAAGCTTGTATTATATCCAGGTATAACTTCGATCGGTGATTTAGCAATTGGAAGTTTATCAAATTTAATTCAAATTGTTCTACCAAACACACTGAAGACTATAGGCGATCAGGCGTTCCGTGATCTCAAGATTAAAGAAATACGTATTCCCGATAGCGTCGAAGTTCTAGGCGATGGATTGTTCAAAGGGTGTACGTTATTGGAGAAAGTAACCGGTATGAAGGGTGTGAAAACAATCAATGCTAATTGTTTCGAATCATGTACCAGTCTTGTATCAGTGGATGTCCATATAAAATCCAAAGATCTAATTACGACTGTCACGCAATCATTAGATATATTTGAAAATAGTAATATACGTTCAATGTTCGATTACCTAAACGAGGACTCGTTGATATGGGATGAATTATATACGATTACAATTATAGAAGAACAACGAAAAATGTTGTCAGAAGTTACCGGTATAAATTACTCGTATGATGATGTAACTGAATTGACTACCCAACTACTTGATTTTATAAAAAATGGGAATCCCTTCATGCTAGACCAAGTGGTTGGTTTCATAAGTGATAAGTGTGAAGTTTTGGGTTATCTTAAACCAGATGACTACGACCAGTTTTTGATTCTATATAACGTAGGATTTAGATGTTTTAACCTGGATCATTTATCCGATGATGATGCTGTGAATATCGGATTACATTTTAGTTCAATTAAGAATGTTACTATCCGGGTTGACACGTGGGATATATGGGAATACGAAAACAACTATGTGAGCATGAGATATTTCGCTCCATCTGTTCGTTGGATTTTCAACGGTAATTACCCAGAAGACGTGAGGTGGTCTCTGCAAGATATTGGCCTGGTTTCAATAGATGAATTCCTGGAAATATCACGTTCGACCAGTGTTATTAATTGTCTACCATTTGGTAGATTTGGCTCATCGACACCAGCTGACAATATCGATTTCTCAAACCCTTCACACTTTACAACCCAGATCGATAAAGTTACAGGTAATCTATTTGAACCCACATGGGTCTCATCACTTTTACCAAACGAAGTTAGCGGAGATTTCGTAATTACTGATTTTAATTGTTTTTTCGGATTAGACAATATCCGTCTTCTACCTGATAAAATCGGTGGAAATTTAGAGATAATAATGAGTGATGAAGATTCGGACCGATATACTGGTCAGTTCAAACCACTGTTTGTAATGACTCAGCTTTTTAATGATCTGAATGCGAGTGAGGAAATTAATTTGTCCGAAGAAAATTTCAATGATCAAACAGTTGTATTTTCAGACGAGCAGATCGCAGATGTTCCATTGAGGAATTTCCTCGAAATGATGATATCTACCAAGATTGTTAAAGGCGTGAAGACGCCGAATGAATTATTATACCGATTAAAATCTCATCATTTCTCAGCGAATCACGCTCCTTTATTAGGCATGGGAGATGTATCCTATCTACCTTCGATAGTTGGTGGTGATTTTAGATTGAACATGCCTACGTACGCGTTTGGTTACAAAAAGACTAGTTTTTTACCGACCGTGGGTAAAAACATTGATATAAACTGGGGTAATCAAGGAGATATGATTGAGTATAATAAATACCAACGCGGTTTACTCGGATGGAAGAACGTTAAATATTTACAAAAAAAAGTAAAAGGGTCGCTGACGTTAAGTACCGAATCATGTTATAACTTTTGCGATTGTAACTTGGGGAATGATAAGATTTCTTTCTTACCAAATGAAATTGAAAAAGATTTAAGAATAAGGAATAACGAGAAGACTCCAATTACTATCGGTTCTGGTTCTGTTAGGTGGTTACCCAAAGAAATAGGTGGAAGTCTTGTTACAGGTGTTTTAAAAGGTCCTATACGAAACATTTATTTCCCGGATGTTATAGGTGTCGGGGTAAACGTGGAATAATTTTTTCATATTATAATATGAAAAAAACATGGTTGAATTAAATTTACATAATGTGTTTGTAAGCCGACGGAGCAGGAGCGCGACCATATTGAGCTGGGACAAACCACCTATCATCATCATCCCCGTTTCCGTGATGGATAGATGAAACTTCGACAGGAGGTCGAATCATGTCAGACGTGTTATGCCTTAGATCAGTGAGAACAGCGGAACCAACACCTCCGAGAGGACTTCCTAGGAATTCATCGACGAAAACATAAGGAGCATCATCACCATCACCAATTTTGGTATACTCACAGCTGTCGCACTTGCATCCATCGGGGCACTTTTCGTGTTCGTTAACACACGAAGGGCAATCCTGGAGTTGTACAGTAGCCATCTTACGTGCAACTCGTTGAGGCGCTGCCTTCCTGGCGGCGGGAGGAGTTACAACGGGTCCTTGACTCACAGCAGAGGCTGCCTTACGAGCTTGTTTCACAGCAGGGGCAAGAACTCGAGGAGGCGCAACCTTCCTTTCGGCGTTAAGATATTCGTATTCTCGTTTCGTGACGTTGGGCCTAGGTGGTAATGGTCTTTGAACAACCCTCCTGTTATCCTGGGGTAAATCGAATAACCCAGCTTGCTTATAACTAGTCGGAGGGTGTAAAGCGGGTTTAGCTTCCCGGTAAATACGTTGCATCTGCATCGGGTTAGTTCCTAGGCGTCCAGACCGCGTAGCATAATTTTCAACGGCCGTATCGGAAGAATCACCTGTCGAAATCTCAGCGGCGAGTTCCTTTGCTTTAGCAAGCTCGGCAACAAGGCCTTCTGATTTCTTCTTACAATCTAGAAGAAATGCCCCAAGTACAACCGCAGCAATGAAGAATAGAATTGTTAACATACTCATCCTACTTGTTTTGTTTCTATATGACATCTTTTATTATGATTATAGAATAAAAAAAACAAAAAAAATAGTAATAGTCGATTACTGAATATGAAACATTTTCAACTCAGTCTCCATCTTCCCAATCGTTTTATCTATCACATTTTCGTAATTTAACTGCTCATCTTCGGTATCGTATACAACGACTGATCGTAATTTTTTTAATTTACAAATTGACCGGGTAAATGTTTTTCGCCGTTTTTCATTCGTATCCGAGAATGCAAACTCAAAGACCTGACGAGCATTACCATTATCCATCACGGGAACATACAGCTCGGGTTTTTGAATTTTACATCGTAGGTGAGAAACTAACATCATCGGTGTTTTCAGTTCCAAGTTTCCTTTATCAAGGGTTGTTAGTTCGTTATACTTACCATTGTTGGATATGAACCTTTTTAGTTCGTAAACAGACTTAATTTCGTTCGGGATGTAAGTGGTTTTCGAGAAGAAATTCATTAAATCTAAAACTTGCCGGGTTTCATTATTCGATAGACGAGATGAAATGATTGTCTTTATCGAAGTTACGATGCACGTCATGATATCTTGAGATGTACTTACAGAACAAGGATTGATGAAACCATGATGTTTCCCTGAAACAATCGATTTAGATTTACCAAAATCTATCATGACAGGTATAATTTTCGACTTGATACTAACCACCTTGTTTGAATCAAGTTTATATTCGATATCAACCACTTCACCGGGGTTATTAACAATCACATTCCACGGTGTTAAATCCCAGTGGACAAAACCATGTTGTTTTTGAGCCATTTGAAGCGCTAACGAGAGTTGGGTTAGAATTAGTTTGAAATCTGGAAAATTAAACTTATCACTTGTTATCCACTCAAACAACGTCGGTCCTTCAATGTGCTCTGTGAATACCTCCATATCGTCGTTAATCCCAAACACGTAAGAAAAATTGGGTATACATTTGGCTAACTTATTGGTCGTATTAGTACCTATAAAAACTTCATGTACATGTTCCTTCTTTTTCTGCTCATCGTTGGTCGTTTTCCTTACGATATTAACACCGCCTACGCATAACTTTTCAACCGTCGATAGTTTATTCTGAACCAACAATACCGGTTCTGTCGATGAAGTAAGAGTTCCATCCTTAGATATCATCGATTTTACAACTTCTTCGACACCTTTCAGAAGACCATAACATCTCTTACGTGATTGAAAATATTGAATCTTTCTACTCCCACAAGTCCAAATATCTTTAGTCATATATTGCTTATTCCTGACACTTTCTAATTCGATAGTCTCCGTAAGTGGGTTTTTAGCAAGATCTGGTGCTTGAGACGTGGTAATTGAAATGTCGGTAAGTATTTTTTTCAAATAAGAAAATATTCCTTTTTTACCCAAGTGTTTCTCGTAAAAACACCTAGCGTTAATCGCAATCTGTTTACATTTATCGTCGTTATTCTTACACCACTCAATTTGTTCAATTAAATCCGAAAGATCTGCCTTGATCGGGACAAAATGCTCATACGGTTTTAATAAATGACTATACCAGACTTTCCATTGCGTTTCCACCATCAACACGACTGATCTCAATGACAACTCAACGCTTAATCGAAACGCTGCTACATGCCCTTCAATATGGACGATGTATTTATAACCAGATTGTTCTTCTTGCGACATAAAAGGTTTCAAACCAAATCCTACCGTTTTAATATCGATAGTTTGAAGTTCAGAACACCCCATTATTTTACGAGGTCGTAGGTTCCAACTTGTTATACCAGCATCCAGTATTTTATCAGACCTTCTCGACGACATTTGAGAGATTTTTAAACGAGGATTAGTTGAGTTTGTCACACCGGTTCCTGTACTTGCGCCTCTGAAAACAGCAACTGGCTTTTTCTGTTCCCAATTATAAGTGTTGAATTCGTCATTTTCAAATCCGGATACTGATTTCTCGAACCATTTCCCTTCGGATCCCTGGACTCTACCCCAGTCGTTATGGTTCGGGATTGCTATGTCTGCGTATCTATCAGTTGTTACCATACTCAGGATCGGAGTGTATTTTTCGTAATTATGAGAAGTAAGCGGTTTAGTATACGAGTCCCATATATGATTGTAAGGTTCAGTACCGTCTCGTGTAAGGAGTGGGAAATCACGACGATTTACGAAAAAATCAACATCTGGGATATCCTCGTTTTCACATAACTCTTCCAACATATTTTTCAAATTACCAACATTCGAGTCACCTTCATTAATCGGAAATTCGTAACGGACCAGAGAGTTATTCGCGTACCATTGGTCAACATTTCTGTTTACACTACGTGGATTAAATCGGTAACCTTCCTTTTCACTTGTATACTTCGCGAGGTCGGTGAAATGACGTGTATCCAAACGGTCACCCCAATCATTCGCAAAGTTCGGGTTAGAAAATGGTAAAAACACGCGGACCTTTCCTTCTCTGATTTTGACGAACAATCCTTTCTTAAATTTATGGAACATGTACCTAAAAGTGTTAGTGACGGTGTTTACGTTGACGTTTTGATATTTCGACCACAAACAATCTTCGAAATGTAATAACTTTGTATTGGCTGTTCGAGTGTTCTCGACTCCATCGACCCATCTGTAACGATCGAATTGTTCCTCGTCACCCGCTGTAAAATGGGTTTGGTTGAATTGCTTATAGCGCGGATTTGTTTGTTTTTTCACTCGACGTGTCTTTGATTCGATCACACTATCAAAAAAATCCGGATATTCTTGAAACGAGGTTGTAGTAGTCATTTCTGGATTGATACTTGTAAATATACTGGAAAATTCACTTTTTGATTTTTCCGATAACACCGCGATAAGGTAAATTTGATTCTGGGACCATATATCATATGTAGAATCAAAATATGGGCATCAAACACTTCTTCCAATGGTATAAGAAAAATATGGGTAGAAATATAACTTCTCTAAAGAAGGAACAGACGGTAAACGAAAAAGGTGTCAGGATAGATCATCTACTACTTGATCTGAACGGTATATTTCACATGTCCGCTCAAAAGGTATTCAAGTATGGGAGTCACGCACCGCCTAAAAGACTTTTGAAACATAACAAGGCACAAGCTTTTATACAAAACGACAAACAAACGAGAGCGATGGTTTACGAAGACGTGTGTGCGAGCATCGATGATATTGTTAAGATGACACGCCCGTCCAAAAGCCTTATTTTGTGTATTGATGGCCCAGCGCCTTTAGGAAAACAGAATCAGCAACGACAACGTAGATTCAGAGCAGCATCTGAATCAGAGAAAGATCCAATCTTTGACTCTAACTGTATTACACCCGGAACTGAATTCATGCATGATTTGGGTAAGTACATTGACAAATATATCGAAACCAAAACAAAAACCGATGAACTATGGACTGATTTACATGTTCTATTTAGTGATGAAAAGGTACCTGGTGAAGGCGAACATAAAGCAGTTGAATTTGTAAGAGAACACGGTAAGCCTGACGAATCTTACTGTATCAACGGACCCGATGCTGATCTGTTTATGCTTGCTTTAGCGACCCACAAACCTAACTTTTATATCCTACGAGAAGATATGTACGGTAACGAAGGTTTCTTTTTGGTTGATATTTTCAAAACTAGAAATGATTTGGTTAGGATAATGAAATGGGAATCTGAAAAGCACAAATTTGAAAACGAGAATGTAGTAACCGACTTTATATTCATGTGCTTTACAGTCGGTAATGATTTCCTACCACATATTCCATCCATCGAAATTATCGACGACGGGATTGAAATGATGATTAATATTTACAAAGATGTTTGTGTTACTGCCGGTCACATGACAAAGACTAACAACAAGGGTAAAGTCGTGTTTAACAACGAAACACTGAAATTATTCCTACAAACCATCGGAGAATTAGAACCTACTAATTTCAAGAAAAAACTTAATAAGAAGGAGTCGTTTTTCCCAGATCAGCTAATGATACAAAATTCTCATAAAAATTTATCTACGTGGGAAATCAATACTGAAAAGTATATTTCTGATTATAACGTCAAACATTTTGAGACATCTGAGAATACCGATAATGCATGTCATCAATATTTACAAGGTCTTCAGTGGGTACTCACGTATTACACTACTGGATGTCCTTCGTGGAAGTGGTATTACCCTTTTCAGTACGCACCGATGGCGTCAATGTTGGCGTCAAGTATCGACACTTACAAACCTGCTAGATATGGTACAACGAAACCGTCAACCCCGTTCATCCAACTTTTGAGTGTGCTACCTCCGAAAAGCGCTAATTTAATTCCAGATCCTTTGAAACAGGCTTTATTAGACCCTAAATCTCCCATGTTAAAGTTTTGTCCCACTAAACTACAAATTGATTTAGCCGGTAAAAGACGCGAATGGGAAGGTATTACTCTTCTACCTATGGTTGACCAAAAAATTGTCACCAGGTTGTGTTCTAAATATATCAGTAGTGTACCAGACGAGTACCTTGAACGTAACATACTTGGTGTTTCGAAAACATATTAATATATCTTGAGTTTTTATTATCATCTGTGTATAATAAAAAGTATGACATCCGGTGATAAGATATTAAATCCTGGTACAGGAAGATATGTTTTAAAAAGCGGAAAAATTGGAAATGAAATTCTAAATTCTAAATGCGCGGATCAAGGAAAAGAACTTAACCCTGTTACTTACCGATGCAATAAAATAAAAGAGTCGCCTACAAAGGCAGGGGGTAAGAAATCCCCATGTCCTACCGGAAAGGTTCGAGATAAAGACACGAAAAGATGTAGATCTCCCAAGAAACGGGGACCGAGTGAATCCCCTAAGAAACGATGTGATGATATCCCAACCAAGGCACCTACAGGGTTTTCAAATATACCTGAGAACTGTTTACTAAATGATAAATGGGTGAAGAAGAAGAAAATAGGACAAGGTGCTGATGGAAAAGTTTACCAAACATGTCGTTACAATAATTGCGAGTATGTTCTTAAAGTTCAGTCGGCTACCTCACCTGATTTCAAAAGAGAAGTTGCGGCACTAAAGTTAATCAAAGGTTTCAAGCACGCCCCTAAAGTTTTTGCAATGTGGAAGTGTAAAAAACTAGGTTACATTGTACAGGAAAAATTGAATGAACTTGATCTACCAAATAAAGAAGTTTTGAAACGTTTAACCAAAATTTTAACCCAGCTGCATAAATACGGAGTTACGTTTCCTGATTGTCACCCTGGAAACATAATGCAACGCGATGATGGAACGATTGTACTCATTGATTTCGGATGGAGTGAATATTTCAAGACAAAATCGTCCGTTGTATCTGGTAACTATTTATCTACCAAATTAGGTAGACCTGTTACGTTGGAAGAAACAATCTTATGGGAGAATTTTGTATTATACGAAGAGTTCGGTACTAAGATAGAAGGAATTAAAAACAAGGTACGACTACAGGAATATATAAAGGCTAATAAAGGGTTTAAGAAGTGAATCTCATTAATACAAATAGAATGCAAGCAGTAACCACCCAAACATGTAATTATTGTAAAGCGCAAGGTCATATAATTAAAAATTGCGATAAGCTAAAAAAGAAGAAGTCCGTTGACCCTCGTCAGCCCGGTTCCAACCAACACGGTTCCAATCAACAACACGGTTCAAATCAACAACAACACGGTTCAAATCAACAACAACACGGTTCCAATCAACAGCACGGTTCCAACCAACAACACAGTTCCAATCAACAGCACGGTTCCAATCAACAGCACAGTTCCAATCAACAGCCCGGTTCCAACCAACGACAACACGTTTCAAATCAACAACAACACGGTTCCAATCAACAGCACGTTTCAAATCAACAACAACACGGTTCAAATCAACGACAATATAATAAAAGAAACGGTCAAAAGGTTTCGGGTATGTTAATCGCGCCAAAAGTTGATAATAAGGCATCCGAGTTATCTATCAAACGACAGGAGGAAAAAAAGAAAGAACAAGATTTTCCAACACTTGGAATCTGTAAACCTGTTAGCCCAGCCAAAGTTTCCTTATGGGGAGGTAGTACTAGTTTCGTGGATATGGTAAAAAAAGAGAAAGAAGAAGAAACCCAAGAGTCCAAGGAAGATACCGGTTATCTCGAGTTTGTAGTACTAGGTAAGTAAGATTTCAATATATATTTTAAAATATATATTAGTATAATAAAATTATGAACAATGATACATATGGTAATATCGTAATTCTCGGCGGGGTAAAGAATCCCGGTCGCGGAGCGGGTAGAGGTCGCGGAGCTGGTAGAGGCGGTCGCGGAGGAAGGGGAGGAAGGGGTGGCCGCGGAGGTAGGGGAGGAAGGGGAGGTCAGGTAGTTACTCCAGACGGCGAACCATTTGACATATTCGAAAATGTTATGACGGAGGAGTACGATCCTGTAATTGAAGCAATGCGTTTAGAGGCCATTGCTATACCTGGACCTCCTGCCGCTAAACTAAAATATTTGAAGAAATTACCAAGGTACATGAACCTACCCGTATATTATGTTGAAGGAGTTCGTATGACTTTATCTGAAAAACAACAGATATCTAGGGTTGTAGCAACCAACAAATTGAACTATCTTTTAATGGAGCTGTCATTAGACAAGGACTATGATGTTACAGATATCGTAGAAAGTGTTGTAGCGAGAGATAATACTAATTTCGATAAATACCTGTTAGATCTTCTCCAGTACATTGTAGTGTTGAAAAATGCAAAGACTATGAAATTAGAACGTTTAATATACGCTATCCAGTCTCAACAGTTGACGCCTGCTATGTTGAGAAAGTCAGTTGAAAGTAACATCACCCATTTCGACGCTGCTCATCTTAAAAACGAAATGGTTCATTTCAAGGTAAATATGCACCAAGTCAAAGATCCCACATACCATGTCTCAACAAAACCAGAGGATCCGGTTTTTGACTCGTTAAAAGATGAAGTTTCGGACTACAAATTGGATAGTACACTACCTATTGTTGTTTCGTATGATAATACGGAAGCGGAAATCGATGAATGCGAGATGGACATCGAGTTACCGGAATTTGCTAAGAGAACAGTTTACAAGTCGGATGCCTACACTAATATCATGAAACAACTCGATGATCTTTTTATTAGTCCCAAAACAGATGTTGCTAATACAAGACTGGCTGCTAAGAGAGATTCAATTATCATATCTCTGATGGAGTCTAAAAAGCTATATGAAACTGGTACTAAGACAACCTCTTCTAAATTCATGGATACTCGGGGTACAGATGTGTCAAGGAGTAGACGTATGTTATCTAATATCATGGATGCTCGGGATGCAGCTGATGAAGCCGCTACCGAACGAAATATCGCGTATGACGAACAAATGGGTGATGACACGATGGATTGCACAGATGAAGATGACTTCTCCCCGGAAATAGAGGATGATTGTTATGTCTGTGGTATGCCCATAAAAGAAAATGATAACTCAATGAAGACTGTCATCAAAAGGTCAGGCGCGTATAAACAGGTACATGTATGCGGTATGAATTGTTTTGACGATTTGGATTATTAGAATGTTATATTTATTATTTTTAAACTAAAATCATAAATAAAATGGATTACTCTACACTTGAAGAATTTAAAAAGGATGTAGTCGTAAAGATTGCTGAAAAACTGGATATTTCTGTTTCGCGTAAGACTAAGAAACAATTGATCGACGAGATAAGGCTTGTTAAGGATGAACGATATAAAAGGATTCGTCAAATTGGAACAGGTAAAGATGCCGTAACATATTTAGTCAAATTAGGCTCTAAAAACATGGCTATGAAAACTTTCAAACCTAGGAAGTCGGTGAATAAGATTAGCGCCGAAGCATCAATGCAACAGTCTGCATTTGAAGTAGGTATCAGTCCGAAAGTAATAGACGTAGATCTCATTAATAAATACATCGTCATGGAAAAACTGGATAGACATATGGTTGATATTGATACCGAGCGGATTTTAAAACTGGATCATCAAACACAATTGGTGAAGCTCTACGAGAAACTCGACGAAATTGGTATATTTCATGGTGACCCAAACCCGTTAAATTACATGTTGAAAGGTAAAAAATTATACGTGATTGATTTTGGTATGTCGAAGATTATCGATAAAAAGCTGATTAAAAAGTTAGGTACTGATACCCCCAATATGGACTTGATGACAACCGGGATGGTAATTAAATTAATAAAAATGGGATACCCACGCGAATCATACTCTTACATTCTTGATTATATGCCCATGAAAATAAAAGAGACTCTTGGTCTATAACAGTTTAAAAAAAGTACAACTTAATATAAAGATGAATACTGACCTAAGACTATTTGAACGTAATAAAATAAATACTAAGATAAGGGAATTATCAAAATATAACGAGTTAGACTCTGCAAGTTTGACTCGATTCAGGGGGATGAAAGCCGATGATTTATACATCCAAAAACAAATTGGTAAAATGACCGAAAAAGTTGACGATAGAAATATCGAATTGGAATATCTCGAAGACCGGATAATCAAGTTGGATAACGGTGAGTTGGACGAAGAGATATCCAACACCGTTAAAGAAAACACAGTCACTCAGAAGAAGAAACATGTCGAAACTGTACAGAAGAAGAAAGAACTTAAGGAGATTAACGAGGAGGACAAGAAGAAATCCAAGGAATTTTACGATATGAGTCGGAAACATGACAGGGAATCCAAAGCTAATATTTATAAATATTCAGCAAAACACTTCTTCAAAGCAGGTGATAGTATCCCAGATTACATGAAACATGAATTGAAGAGAATGCCTTCTAATACAGGTTTCATATGGAAGAGTGTATATTGTTTTGGGGAAGGAAGACCTACTAGTAAAGTTGATTTCACGATGACCGAAAACAGGAAAGGTCATAAAATTATTACAAAATGGAATAATACTCATATGAGAGTATACACGAAGGAAAATAGAGAGGATATGAAACTGATAAGTGAAACACTTAGGAAGATCAGAAAGTAAGATTTTTTAATTCATTATAATGAATTAAAATTAACAGGGTCTACTTAAGGACTGTAAACAATCATAGCCCTTCCCTTATTCTTGCTACCCTTGGGGCGTCCACGAGCACGAGCAGGGGACGAGGGCGACTTCTTAGTCCTGCACTTCTTAACAGGCGACTTCGACTTGCACTTCTTAGCGGGCGACTTCTTAGAAGCAGACTTCTTAACAGGGGATTTCTTAGCGGGCGACTTCTTAGAAGCAGACTTCTTAGGCTTGGGTCCACGCTTCTTGGGAGAACGGCACCTCTTAGTCTCGGTATCTCTGACCATTCCCGTCTTGCAAGGAGACCTGGACTTAGACCTCTTAGCGGGCGACTTCTTAGAGGCAGACTTCTTAGGCTTGGGTCCACGCTTCTTAGGGGACTTAGACTTCTTAGCGGGCGACTTAGAAGCAGACTTCTTAGGCTTGGGTCCACGCTTCTTAGGAGACTTAGACTTCTTAGCGGGCGACTTAGAAGCAGACTTCTTAGGCTTGGGTCCACGCTTCTTAGGAGAACGGCACCTCTTAGTCTCGGTATCTCTGACCATTCCCGTCTTGCAAGGAGACCTGGACTTAGACCTCTTAGCAGGGGATTTCTTAGCAGGCGACTTCTTAGAAGCAGACTTCTTAGGCTTGGGTCCTCTCTTCTTAGGGGACCTGCACCTCTTAGTGTCGGTATCTCTGACCATTCCCGTCTTGCAAGGAGACCTAGATTTCTTAGCAGGAGACTTCTTAGCAGGGGACCTAGAAGCAGACTTCTTAGGCTTGGGTCCACGCTTCATCGGGGACCTGCACCTTTTACTCTTTGTATCTCTGACCATTCCCGTCTTGCAAGGAGACCTAGACTTCTTAACAGGGGATTTCTTAACAGGAGATTTCTTAACAGGGGACTTCTTTGACCCACGCTTTAATACCTTATCAATACATTTAGAAGCGGACTTTGAGGGGGATTTGGATGTTTTGGGTCCACGCTTCTTAGGAGATCGGCACCTTCCGGTGGTAGAGTCCTTAACTTTACCCTTCTTACATGGAGAGGTAGATTTTGTTTTCATTGCAGTTACCATTTTTATTATAACATGAATAAATAATATTTATTTATTTTTATAAATCTGAATTATAGATTCAAGTTTGGATAAATCTCCTCCCTTCAAACTCTCCACGAATTCATTATCTTGGTATATATGAAAAGTTGGAACCGCTACAACATTTTCAGGTGTTCCACCGAAATCTTCATCCACGTCCTCTTCCGCGAATACCACATTTGAATGAACATTAGCCATTTTTTTATATTGAGGTGCGATAGCTTTACACGGACCGCACCATTCAGCCGAATATTTCACCACTACAGTACCGGACAATTCAATTAATTCAAGTCTATGCTCGCGACTTTCAATTTCAATGATACCTTTAGGAAGTGGAGAAATTGGCTTGCTCGTCGTAACTCGTGTACTTGTCACAACCGGTAGATCGTCTTCGTCAGACGAAGATTGATCGTCTCCATCAAACGAAGATTGATCTTTTTGGATTATTGGTTTTGCGAATTCCATTTTTATTATATTCGTTTTTTCTTTTTAAAATAGTAGTTAAAATAAAATGGACGAAATATTATCAATCATGACTAACTTGGATCTAACGGATGATGATATCCTTGATAATTTAGAGAAGGTTGAAATGTCTGATATTAACAAATCAGGATCAACTTATATTTTTAAATTGAAAACGACGCCTGGGGTACAACTCGGTAATATTTTTGATGCAATTAAACCTACATATCACGTACCTTTTTGTTCGTGGAACAACGTAAGTAAAGTGGTTAGGGATTTTAAAGTTACGGACCCCAGCTGGGTTTACACGGATGGAAATGCGATAATGGTCAAATATAAGCAATTCAGAGACAATGAAGTAATTGATGAAAATTACGAGGAACTTTACGGTTCAGCAACTATCCAGAAAACACCAAATGACATCATTGTGGCTCTGAGAATTGCATCCAAGAAAACAAAAAAAATCAGTGATATTTCAATAGACTTAGCCGAGTCTTTTGGTGTAGATTTAGTTCAAGGGGTTGAAAGATCAATTACGTCACAATTTGATATAATAAATCAAAAATTCGTACAGTTCGCCCTACTAGATATGATTACATTAGACCCATTGTTCAGTAAGTATTTATCGGTCGACGAGTCATTGCAAACAAAGAAAAGTTTTTTAACTATACGTTTTTACCCGAAAGATGATAAACCGTTCGGTTTTACTATATCCGAAAAAATATCAGAAGATGGGGTTTCACTACTACACGTAAAACTTAAAGGCTCTCATACTCAAAATGTCATAGATAATTTCAGAGATACTATAGGTCGTCTATTTACTCATTATAATTCCAAGGTGGGTGATATTTTGGACTTTTACGCGAAGTTCGGTATAAAGCCCAAGAAGAGTAGTAAATCAACTGCGAAAAAATCAGTAAACAGCTTTTTATCAGGGACATCGCGTAGATGTCAGGTTAAACCAACAGCGTATAAAACTGAAGAAGCTGCGAATAATGCAATTTCATTCATCCAGAACAGAGGAGATGTTATTAAATTCCCCAAGGACAGTGATTTAAGTCCCGGTGACGAACAGTTTTACTACGCATGTACTCAACAGAAGAGGAAGGATAATCGATGGCCAGGGTTGACAAAACCAGGAAACAATGATGATGGTGTATTGTGTTGTTTTACCAAGCAACAGACTAGTAAAGCTACGAAAAATCCAACTCCTTGGAATATATATAATGATAACATGAAATCAACCAATAAACCAAGGACGTTACATGTTCTGGGTGGTAACAAGATATTATCTAATAACCAGCAAGGGAAACTAAACGATGACATTAACGAGTTCTTCGTAAAGAGTATACAACCAACTCAGCGATTACTTAGGAATGGTTTGAACCCAACACCTAGGAGTTTTTTACTATGTGTAAGCACGGCGATTAGTAAAATTATATCGGAAGAAGATTTGGCTGATAAAAGTCATTTAGCAAAACAAGAGATGTACGATTATACGACTACTGAAATATCTAATATTCTGACTGATCCAGAAGCGCATATTGATGGTCGCCTGTTTGTAACTCTCTTCGAAGAGTTCTTCCAAGTTAACATTTATATAATTGATAAAAATGGGCTTACTACACCACGGTATAAAAACGGTTACGTGAAACGTTCGAATAATTTTAGCTCTATTATATTATACGAACATGCTGATACTTTGGAAATCACGGGTGGAGGAAAAGGTTCAAGGTATGAGTTAATATCTTTAACAGAGGGTAGAAAGAACAAGGCCATAATTTTCGAGAATGATTCACCTATTTCCGTATTGTTAAGAAACAGACTGTATCAACTCACCCGGTATAAAATTAACAACGTAGAAGCTCCTAGATATTCAAACATTACATTACCGTTAGACTGGAAAATTTTAGGACAATCATTTGATTCGTATGGTAAAACTAGAGTTTTGCTTCTGAGAAATATTACAAGTAACCGTACTGCGAGTGTACAAACCAAGCCATTACAACCATTCGATGTACGAGAGTTGAAATCATCCAAACTCTTAAACACCAAATCAGACTCGTTGGCGACATTATCAGAATTTATAGAACTCGAAACCAAGACGGTACTTAAAAAAGACACTTCGTTACTGTGTAGTTTTTTGAAGAATAAGAGGATGGCTCGTTACCTAGTCGACAATATATTGTGGTTATTTGTTAACGGTGATTATGAGCGTACGCAAGATGGTATTGATAAATTTATGGAAGAAAGTACCCAAGTTTATACTGATCATGTTTACGCTGATATAAAAGAGACGTTTGGTGACGACAACGGATTCGTAGAATCTGGTAAATTGATTGTGACGTCCGAAGATATGCTACGACGAATACCTTACACTATAAAGACATTACTCTCTAATAACCCACTCAAACTAGAAAGTTACAAAGGTATCTCCTTCATTCCTGATTATTACGAAAACGTGACTGATTTCAAATCTAATCTAGAAAGTTGTCAGATTAGAGCGTCAAACTCGTCTAGTAATGTTTACGAAGGAACAAATATTTTTACTCCGGTAAAATGAAAATTTTGAAAAATGAAATATTATACTGATAACTATAATATTTTTAAAATACATGACCAATACTCTGAAATTAACTAAATGGGTTACTGTTGAACCGGAATTACTCGGGGTAGATTTTTCCCAAAACATTTTAAAAGAAACAAATAAGCAATTCGTAGGCAAGTGTACCAACTCGGAAGGTTATATAATGGAAATAATTAAAGTGGGTAGAATTTTAGAGAATCATATTAGAAATTCATCGTCTGTGATTATCGCAAAGGTGGAATTTGAAACAACCGTATTCAAACCATGTATAGGTATGATTCTTGGTGATTGCACTGTTCGCGCCATTTATAACGAAGGGGTATTAATAGAGGTAAACGGGATCCAAAAGATCTTAATCCCGTCAAGTTCGTACACGTCAACAATCAAAAAAGATGGTGTAGATATTGAGGGCTTCGGTACCATAAAAATAGACGATGTTATTAAGTGTGAAATTACCGCTATAAGATATGTTGATCACCGTTTCAGTTGTATCGGGAAGATCATTTAAAAGATAAACCTGATAATATAAAGAATGTCATCAAACGAAATAAAAGTATTAGGGGTGTTTAAGAAACAATTAGTAGCATTCTGCGGAGAACTGATATTCCAATTTCCACGAGAAGCTGATTTTGTGATGCTTAAACTCTTCATAGAAAATCAGATTCCGATTAAGGACTTGATTGAAATTTTTAACCTTCATATTAACAAAAACGACCACCAAGTTAAGAGAATGATAGAAGGGCGTAACGATGATTTTTTTATTAAACATAACCCGTTCGCTGTGATGACTAAATCAAAAGTTGATCATCTAGCAGAACTATGGACAGATGATTCAATGACGCAGGATACCAAGGATGTAATGTGGAGATGGATTGATATGTTGGTCATGATAGGTGACAAGTACCAAGTTAACAGGTAAACAGGTAATAATATTTTCATTAAATTACGTAATGAAAAACACCAGTTAAAATAAAATCGATTTTCGGAGAGATATTATAAAGAGAAATCAAACCAATATGTCAAACCGAAACAAAAATCAGCTATCAGATGCTAATAATTACGATACTAAAAGAATGATCTTTTCAGACCCAGTGGCTGGAAGTGTTCCAGGAAACGGCCCGGCTATCAACTACTCGCGAATCAATATCTCCACGAAGTACGATGACGGGAAAGTAGGTGACCTCATCCTCGGAACTGAGAGATTGTTCTCATTCGGAGTGAGTGAGAACCTTTCACCAGATACCGGGAAGGTGAACGGGTGGACGATGCCTCTGTGCCTGTGGAACAAAGCCGGTGCAACGAAGAGCGAAAAGGCGTGGGTCGACTCTTTCAACGCTATTGTTGAAAGGGCGATCGACCACATTCTCGATCACAAGGAAGAATTGGATAAATTTGATTTAGAAAGAAGTGACTTGAAGAAATTCAATCCTCTATACTGGAAGAAGGAAAGGAAGATGGTTGACGGGAAGCAACAACAAGTTGTTGTAGAAGGAACGGGTCCGACTCTATATTCGAAACTTATCTACTCGAAGACAAACTCGACATTTGTCACTAAGTTTTACGACGCTGACAACCAACCGCTTGACCCACTTGATATGCTAGGGAAGTATTCTTACGCTACAGGTGCTGTCAAGATCGAGTCGATTTTTATCGGCAATAAGATCTCTCTCCAAGTTAAATTGTACGAAGCTGTCGTTGAACCTATTTCAACTGGGACAACCAGGTTACTTCGCCCAGTTGCTAAACCATTAGTTACTCAGACTCGTGTAGGAGCTACCGCAGCAAATGTGATGGATGATGACGACTCTGATGATGACGATGACGAAGGAAGTGTCGAGGAGATGGCTGCTCCAACCCCGGCCCCAGCTCCTGCTCCGGTGAAGAAAGTTGTGAGGCGTCCGAAGAAGTAGAGAGGTGTAGAGAGGTGTAGAGAGGTGTTTTTAATATATTCTTGTAAATATTAAAAATCTAGTTAACCGCGTATCATATCGACCGCCATCAGACCCATTCCAAGTTTGGGATTATGGTATACCATACCCAGTTTGTAAAATCCACCAGCGAAGATCAAACCAATTAGCAATGGTGTTAGTAAATAATACAACACTGACATCATCCTTTTACTCTTATTATCGACCACTTTACAATCATCATCTGTCATAGGAGCATCAGGTGTCTTCCTAGTACACACTTTTATTTTATCTGGTATTGGGTTACCGACGTAAATCATCAACGCGATAATTATAACCACTGAAATAACGAATGGTAGAACACCCCATATCATTATATTTACGGGTGTTATATTAGAAACCATACGAGATGTTTGATTACCTAGTTCTTTAAGAAATCCTGACATTTATTTATAGTATATTTTTTAATTCTCATGTGAATTAAAACTATTCCGTCGTATCGTACTGTTTCATCATTGATGACGACGCAGCATATGCTAAATCTCGTTCACGAGTTTGATGTGAATCACGCCACCACTCTTCCTCGTAACCTTTAGTTTTCATATCAACTCGTTCATCGTCGGTAACATATGTTCTAAGAGTGGTTTGATTAGGAACACGTACGACAACTGCTTTATACGCATCCGAATCGATAATATTACTCAGAGTATTTTCTACTGGTTCGGCGTATCTCAAATTACTAGATTTGTTACTTACTGTCCAATGTGGTAATGATGGTTTAGATAACACGGCTTTACCCCATATACCTAATCCGGTAGTTGTGATATTATATCTTTTATCGTCCATTTCTTCAGTAGCAATATTAATTATATTTTATCTAAAAAGAGGAGTCCCTAATATAAACATGACTACTAGTACTAAAATCATATTAAAGAAACTGAAAGCTCTGAATACTATATGGCATCCAGAATCTGCTCTCGTATTTAAGTCGAAGGAAGACAAGGTAATTATAGGTAGATATTTGAATGAAGCATTGGTTGTAGACGATGAGATGTTTGAACTGTGTACGAAGTGGAATTTTAGAATCGATGATTCATTACTTGAAGATGAAGAAGAGGAAGAACAGTCGGAAACTGGTGAAGAAGGTGGTGAAGAACAGTCGGAAACTGGTGAAGAAGGTGGTGAAGAAGAGGAAGAACCGACCCCCGAGGTGGTTGAGACTCCGGTAGAACTAGTTCCTGAAGTAACAGTTAAGGAAGAAGAACCGACCCCTGCGGTGGTTGTGACTCCGGTCGTGACAGAAATTGCGGTGAAATCATTAACTAATGTAATGCGAGAACAATTAACTGATTTACTTGAAACAGTTCAAAAAGCGGGAACTGAATTGGAAGCGAAAGATATTGAAATTAGTTCACTTAAGATGTTACTTGAAAAGGAGATGGTTGAGTTTAAATTGTTGAACGAGAAGTTTTCTAAATTAAAGAGTATTTTAGCCTAAATATATCTAAACAAATAAAGCATTATAATAAACATGACTCTTGCCTACACTGTCGTATATTATAATATAGATGAAGTTGAAAATTCAGAAGTCGTGGGAATATATACTAAGGAAAATGACGCGATTGAAGCAGTGATACGATCTGCTCATTACAGTGAGAACGAAGACGGTGAGTTACTACAGTATCTAAGAAAGACGGATGATTATGCTTCGATGGAAGAATTGAAACAAATCGTGATTGAAAAAAGAGAGATTGTAGATTCAGATTTGTTCCGTATCGAGACTGTAAACATATTTTAATAATCTATTTAGAAATTATTAAAACTTATTCTTCAATGAATCATCTCCATGTTCATCGACAACCCCATCATCCCAGTTCCTATGTTCGATCTTTTACCGCATATAATTGCCGCCGATACACCATTAGTGGTTTCAACCTCTCCATTCATTGCTGCTATTAGGAAATTATCAAGTGATTCTTCAAATGACGCTTTACCCATGGGTCCGCATTCATCATTCTTGAGAGTATAACGACTGATAGAGGCAATTGAACCATCGAACGTCATACGATCCACTAAAAGTCTCGCGTGACAGGTGTTAATACCGTCCATAATCAACATGAATTCTTCTATCAGAAACTCTTTAGTCGCTTCAATCCCAAGTACGTGGTAAATATCCCAAATATTATTAGAACAAGTACGTTCCTTGTCTACGAAGGGTAATGCGAGAATCTTAACAAAGCTATTTTCCTTCGTAAGTTCGGCATTCGTTTCAATAATCCACTCGTCGCCTATTTCCTTAGTGTAGAATATTTCGGAAACCCCGTGAATTCCACATATATGCAAATTTTCGATATTTACCTGTACCACGTCTTCCAAGTATATCTCGATTGCATTATAGTTGTTTACAAAAGCAATCGGGTTTGTCATCTTGCTTACAACATCAGACGTGTCAACGTAAATATACAATATACCCTCTTCGAAAGGCGAAAATATGCAATATATATCTTCGTAAGTAGAGTTTATTACGTCTGCAATATACGACTCGGTGATCATGAACTCATATATTTTCTTTTTCTTTAGTTTTACCCTCAGACAATGTGTACATGATTCAAAGTTGTTATCGTATAGTAATTTGAACATATCATACCATGGTTCGGGTTCCTTGTCCATTATGATATCGATACCATCTAGGTGGATTAAGTCTTTCATTACAAACCCAGCAATCGTGTTGTTTATAGTTCGCCTAAGATTCTTGATGGAATCTGATCCTTCTTTAAAAAAAATCTTGTGGTTGATCATCTTGGGATTTTTAGTAGCGTTCAATAGTTCTTGAAACCTAGGAACACCTTCAGTCATCGTCTTTTCGCTCTGACCGGCTTTGTGAAATGTGTTCAATGCGGTTTGGGTATTTTTCTCACCGATTGATTGCGCGCATATTACCCCAACACTCTCACCTGGTTGAATAAGTGCGCTGTTATACTCCTTTTCTAATTCACGCTTCAATAATGGTATAATATCCGGATAAACCATTTGCCCTACTAACTGCTTTCTGAAAGATCTTTTGTTGATTTCAACTGTTGATTTAGCCGAAGATTCAGGTATTCCATGTTGAGGTATTATAAAATCTAAGATATCCTCTATTTCATCGTTTGTTAGAACTCGTGTCATTGTTGAATATTACTAATTAAATCTCGAAAAAAAATCAGTTTTAGTTTCAATTAATATAAATCATGATAGACTGGTTAAAAAAAATATTCTGTATCAAATCGGATAAAGAGGATGAGGAGTTATTCATTGAAGAATATAATCTATGAATTGGTATTTTTACTCTCGTATGAGCGTGTAAAAATATAGAATTTTAATAATTTAGAGGATGGGGAAACCAAGAGCTCCACCACTGATGCGGATAACATTGTGGTTGACGGCGTTGACAACAAGATCCCAGGTTCCGGTGAGTCCGGCGATGGAGGCAGGGGCGATCGAAACGTTGGTGAGCTTTCCGAAGTTGGTGGATCCAGCAGCGTCAACATCCATGAGGTCAAGGGCGTACGAGTAAAGATGCATACCCGGCCCGTTGGTGGGGATACTCTCGGCGTGGTGGTACGGTTGGACATGGGTGAAGAAAGACGAAGGAACAGTTCCGAGACGAGTGGTGTTCTCGTAAAGGAGGGTGACGTTGTCGATGGGAGAAACACGGTCGTGGACTCCGGCGGCCTCTCCGGCGTCACTCCTGGCGTGGTACCTGGAAAGAATATCTCCTCCGTGTCCAATATCGACAGAGGTGGCGGACGTGGTAGCGACGACGTTCAAAGACTTGGCGCGGATACCGAACATGAGAGCCTTGATACCGTGAGAGAAACGGATGTCGTAGGTCTTAGTAGCAGTAGTGTCGAAAGTGGTGATCGGGGCATGCTGGAACTGTTCGATGATGATGTTCCTGGCGTATCCTCCCATGAGCTTCCTCTCCTGGTTAGAGACAATAGCATAGTTGGCCCAGACACGGGCAGAGGTGATGACACTGAGAGCTCCTTCGGCGATGTGAGTAGCGGCAGCGAAGGCGACCTGGGTATCTCCGACACCTTCGTACGAAGAAAGGAGAGCGGTTTGGGCCCTGAAACGGAAGTTAATACGCATGTCGTTGTACGGAAGGGCGGCAGTGGGAAGGGCGACTCCGGTATCCCTGGAGAAGAAGAAAGGAAGAGGAAGGATCAACCTGTGGGCGTTTCCGTTGACATCTCCCGCGACGGGAAGTCCACGTACGAAGACGTGAGACTGTCCATCCTTGGCGAGCTCCTTCTCTCCGTGTCCGATCATCTGATCGTATCCGGCCCTCTTGGAGGCAGGGACAGAGAAAGCAGTCCAGAAATCAAGGATCTCCGAGGTGAACCTAGAAGCGACAAGGTCGTTGAAGGTGATGGTGCACTCCTCAACAAGGTTGTGCATAAGATTCTTACACCAGAAAGACTTGTAGATACCCGTGTTAGTATACTTGGGGAGGACGACCTCGAGCCAAGCTTGGAGAAGGTAATCTCCGGCGCGGGAGACGGTGACGGACCACTGGTTTCCGAAATCTCCGGATCCACTCGCGTTAGTAAGGACGACAGGGACCTGTGTGAACCAAGTCGACTTCTTATGCTGACGAACGAAATAAGTGACGGCCTCATCTCCTCCATAGATCTTGGATTCGAGTTGGTCGCTTGTGGCTAGATCAATAAATCCAGCGGTGAGGTTGTTTGTTTGAAATGACATCTTTTATTATAGCACATAATTTTTTTAAATTAAAATAAAAAATATTATTTAAGCGTTGAATATCGAGAAATATAAATGGAGATAGATATATTAACGCTGGATAAACAAATAAAAGAAGAAATTGAACAGGGTGATTTACCTTTTTATATATCTGATACGATATGTATCATAGAGTCTTACAAAAAATTACTAAAAATCCCAAAGAAAATTAACTTCATGGGGAAAGTCGAAAAAGATAACTCGATAGATACTCGAATGACCTTGATAGTCGATGAGTATGTTAAGGTTTCGTCGGAATATACTTACATACACACTGACAACGTCACGGAAGTTAAATGTTCGTCGTGTGGTCACGATATTGACATGAAAAATGCAACAGATGAGTCGATTTCAGTATGTGATCATTGCTCATCCGAACAAGGTGTTGGTATGATGTTGTCGTCATTTTCAGATTCTTCTCGTGTTCACATTTCTTCTAAATATTCGTATGACCGTAAAAGTCATTTCATCGAATGCATTAACCAGTACCAAGGTAAACAGAACGTGGTGATACAAGAACAATTAATCGCTGATATATTTTCTAAATTACAGTCGTATGATCTTTTAGTTCATAACAACGTCGTAAAACGCTACAGTAAAGTTACGAAGAAGGCTATATTGTCGATCATCAAAGAGCTTGGGCACCCAAAACATTACGAGAATATTAATCTTATATTCTCGAAGGTAACAGGGAGTGAACTAATTGATATATGTCACATCCAAGATAACATCTTGAACGATTTCGATATACTATCGGACACGTACGATAAATTATTTGGTGATATCGAGAGGAAAAATTTCATAAACACCCAGTACATTCTATACCAGCTTTTACGGAAGCATGGTCATGATTGCAACTCTTCTGATTTTTCAGGTGTCAAGACGATAGATCGTAAGTTTTTCCACGAAGATGTAATACGTCGGATATTCGAACATTTAGGATGGAATTATTATTCAATCATGTAAAATTTATATATGTTTCGGTATATATAAAAAAATGCTATTACAATATATCTTTAGTAAAGTTACGGAGAAATCTAAGGATAACGCATTTCAGATCATAATGGTTATTTGCGTACTGGTTATTGTTGGGGCATCGATATATAATTTAATGAGTAAAGAAAACAAGGGTACTTGGACTACAAAAAAATACTATGAGCTAATCCCACTAACAACGATTGAATCTGAAAAGGGGCACTCTCGTAGTCACCGTCACAAACAAGAAAAAGGTGTTAAAAATAAACCAGGAGGTGATAGCAAGGGGGAGATTATATGTCGTGATGTGTTAGCAAAAATATTTAACGACCCGTTCGATAAAGCTCGACCCGACTTCCTAAAAAACCCAGTAACAGGAGGTAATTACAATTTAGAATTAGACTGTTTCAGTCCTAGACTAAAAATTGCATGCGAGTACAACGGTAGACAACATTATAATTTCATCCCATTCTTCCACAAAAATAAAGAGACATTCATGAATCAAAAATACCGAGATGATATGAAACGGAGAATGTGTAAGGATATGAATATCGTGTTAATAGAAGTTCCGTATACCGTAGAATTAAGAGATATAGAGAGTTTCATAATTACCGAGTTGAAGAAGAACAATTTGTTTTAATTTTGAATTAAATTAAAACCCCAACCCAACCACGACTTACTTGATATAGGACATATACTGCTTTTCGAACTCTTTCAACTCACTTAACCAAATCTTTTTCTCAGTCGTAGATCGTAATTTCTCAAGTTCTTCAGCCTTGCTACTGATTTCATTCTCCAACGACTTCACCTTCTCCATGGTAAATGTACGAACTTGTAACGATAGAAGGTAGTTATAACCAGATTCTTCCTTATCGAAACCATTATCGTCTAGATACTTAATAATGACGGACTCTTTCACGTTCATGATATCAAGCTCTTCTGAAATTACACTTTTCAAGAACTTCAGCTTGTTTTTCATATGCCTGTGTTGAGTCTCCATAATATTTAACTGATGAACCTTCCTCTTTTTGTAGAAACCAAATCGGACACTGCAGAAATCATCGATGATCTCGTCGATAGTAGCATACTTGCGTATTTTTTCAGCATCGTCGAAAACAACCATATTCGAAGTATACAAGTACGAATGTAACTTCAATGTCTTATGGTTGATATTTATCCCCATACCGGTCTGTTCCAATACGAATTTTACAGTCGAGGGAGATGAGTAATTCTTCAACGACTTAATCTGTTTGGCTACAAGTAGATCCTCGCAGGATTCCTTGAATTTATTGGTCCACGTCCCAACTGGTAACTCTGTTACGATGACAGAGTTTTTAGTCTTACCAGATTCTATAACACCCTTTGTGATATATCTATTCGAATCTACTTTCTCGATAGTCCCTTTGAATCCGCGATACCACGGTTTGAAAGTATCGAATAATGTCATAGTGAGATTTCCATTATCATCTTTCTCGAGAACTTCCCCATCGGCTCCCAACCAGACGCGGATAGCTTCTATTAAATCCAAGGGGTTATAACACGGGATATTACTAGACCAACCAGTACCAATTCCAAGGCAACCATTCGCAAGAATCATTGGGATGATAGGGACGTAAAATTCAGGTTGAACCAAATCACCATCATCATTAACAGATGTTAGAATAGGATCATCTTCTTCCCTGAAAATATATTCAGTAAGAGCATCCATCTTCGTACTGATATACCTACCACTTGCAGCATTGGAACCACCATATTCACGCGATCCAAATTGTCCATCTCTGTAAAAGATTGGGATATTATTAGAACCAACGAAATCGTGAGCCATACCAACGATTGTATCCTGTAGGTTTTGTTCACCGTGATGATAATTAGAATGTTCTGCTGTATAACCACTTAATTGCGCAACCTTCAAACTACTACCACTGTACTTTAGTTTACGTTTACGAACAGCATATAAAATCTTACGCTGAGATTCTTTCAACCCGTCAATCCCGTTTGGAATAGACCTCGCGCAATCCGCATGAGAAAACTTGATCATTTCACCATCCATGAAATCACTGATTTTCATGTCTGTGAATTCCTTTTGATCGTCCAACGAGAATCCGTCTGCGTGCGGGGAGTAATTAGACAACCAAACTTTTCGTTGATCCGCGTAATCTTTGTGGAAAACCTTATCCATGGTTGATCCAGATTCATCGTCGAGCTTATACTCAACCATCTTAACACCAAATGTATCCGGGACATCTTCTGTTTTAGTAGTACCAAGCCCTTTATAATACTTTATTTTCATCTTAGTACCTTCTTGTTCACGAATCCATTTATTGAAACGACGCTCATCGTAAAACAACTTATCACCCTTCTTTTTCGTACCAGTCACCCTTGCGATTGGAGTCTTCATACTTACCATGAACGAAGAGTCACGTAAAAACAAGGACGGAAACAGATTGTGAAATAGATTCATAATAAGCCCCTCGATATGCAAACCGTCGCAATCTGCGTCTGTCATGATCATCAATTTACCATAATTCAATGTCTTGAATTCAGAGTCTTTGGTATAATCCACGCCATATCTAACACCAAGAGCTTGTATCAAATTGGTAACAACCTTATTCGCTGCAGTTGTAGTAGGTGATGCATTTCGAACATTCAAGAGTTTACCAGTCAATGGAAGAATACCGAACCAATCTCGACCCGATTTAGAATACACACCTTTGTCAATACCAGCAACCGCATATGTTTTCGCTGACAACCCCTCGCACAATATAAGGATGCACTCTGACGAATGTTTCCCTCCAGCGTTATTAGCAGGATCGAATCCATCAATTTTGACGATTTTTCGACCTTTTTCAGATTTCTTCAACACCAATAACTCTCTCGACTTGATGATATCATGGATGTCTTCGATAACAGACCATTTCATAATACTGTTAACGTGAATAGGTAGCATTACAGCCTTTACATTGGGTGATTCAAGCTTATTTTTATCTTGACCGTCGAATTCTGGACGAACGACAACTGCTACAACGAAAATACGAAAGAATTGTTTCACGTCGTTTATGTTAATCTTAGGGGCCTTCTTATTCTTATTATTAATCTTGTCGACTAGAGGCCTGAAGATAGCTTCTGTCCAAGAATCCACGTGACGCCCTCCAAGTTTCGTAAACACACCGTTCACGAAAGAAACGGTTTCGAAACCATTAGCAGAAGGTGTCAGTACTACTTCACAATCCTTTGTTTTCATAGTAATACGCTCAGTTGTAGGACATTCGTACAAATTAGAGTATTTAACTAACGAGTTCACTGGTATTCTCACGTCATTAAAACAAACTGAAATACCCGTAATCATAGACGAATCAACAACGAATTTCGTATACAATTTAATGATATCGTCAGTGTAACCATCGATATTAAACGCCTTAAAGTCGGGAGTCCAAGTTACACGCGTGTAACCTTTAGACGCTTTGGTTTTCTTAATCACAGGTGTTCCAGTATCTCGCATGTTATTGGTCCAAGTTTGCTTGAATGTTAACTGATTTCCCGGATCTAAACCTTCAACCATAAACTCTGAACTGAAAACATTACATAGCTTGGATCCAAGTCCATTACGCCCGGCAACTATCCTCTCTTCTTCGTCATCATAATTACTACCAGTCAAGAGACGTCCAAAAATCATGGTGTGATTGTAACAATCAGCCTCTTCGTTTCTTTCAATTGGAACGATATCCCCATCATTCCAGACGCTAGTCTTTCCAGTCACAATGTCTATATTAACTTTTATAGCAGTACACGGAATCCCAGCTACTTTGCTACGCTCGACATTATCAATTGCGTTGGATAACACTTCAATAAATATCCTGGAAATAGCTGGTGAAATTTCAATCTGTTTTTTATGAATGTTGAAATCAGAGTCTGCGATATACTCTGCGCTCTCACGGGACCTTACAGACCCACAATACATGTCTGGTCTTTTTAATATATGCGATATAGGATCGAGTTGTTGGTATGTTTTAGTTGACATCTTTGATTTAATGTAGTAACATATGACTTACAATTCATTTTTATTTCGGGTAATTATTGGGATTTAAAATACTAATTGCAGTATTTTAAAGATGACATCAGAAGACTCAAAACGATTAATTGCATTCTACCGAACTTTGGCTGACCATATTGAAAAGGGTGACCTATCACCAGTTGAAATGGCTTCAGCGGGGGAGATTTTCATGCATTCAAAATTTAACACGGCGGTAAAAGATTCCGACCAATTGGAAGAGGAAGATATGAAAAAATATCTTGTCACCGGGTGGTACATCCACAATAAAATTGTACCTCAAATGCAGGAAGATAAGGTTCCCGTTGGTACTGTAGCCGAACAAGTTACTGTAGCCGAACCGGAAGTCGAAGTCGATAGTTCTTTGGAACCAGCCCAACCAAAAGAGGTTGATCTTTAAGAAACGGTAAACGTAATTTTAGATTTCATCAACGTCGATATCTCCATCATCACCTTGGAAATCCGAGAATATAACACCCGAAGTATCCGTATTAACCGTATCGTCTAAAAATGATGAAGGACGACCGAAAGTTTCTGGTATTTCATGATACTGAACTAACTTTACTATCTCATGGTCATCATATTTATATATCACATCTAGTTTATCAGCCTCGTATTCCCTGTAACTAACCAACACTACATTGTCGACAGAAACCCAACATCTCTTTTTCATTTTACCAGGTATCACACCCATAGTTTCCGAACCATCAGGTAATCTGATCATAACTTTTCGATCACCGAGGACCTTTACAACCTTACCATACTCCTCCATATCTTGTTTATATTCGAGTTCTCGAGTAGCGGTATCAGACGTGCGTCCTTTACCTTTCTTATTTTTTGAACTTTTCTTAGCGGGCATTTTGTTATTTTATAATATAAATCTATTACCAGATTTCGATTATAAAAATATTACCTAATATCAGTTAAACTTCTTTTATTCTGATCCTTGAATTGCCTATCAAACTCTTCACGTTCTTTCGTCATATCTTCTATCGACACACTCGACTTAATCTTGGTCTTAATTAGTACATGTTCGTCATCGCTATTATCCGAACGGCTGGATTTTTCGTCTTCTTCTTCGTCATCATCTTCAAACCCTAGAAACGAAAGAGCTGTCGTACCCGGGGTTTTATCGTCTTCAATTTCTTCTTCGGGCTCTGGAGCAGGGATACTTTCGAGTATCTTATTCAGCAAACTTTCGATTAACGACATACCTTCAAATTTAGAAATCTTACCTTTTTCATCAACCGCAAGTACCGTAGGTACCTGGGTTATTTCGATATTTCTAGAACTCATTATGACGTTTTTAATTTCGTCTGAATCGATGTTTATAACAGTCGACATTTCGAATAAAATTTCATCCGATTCAATTATATCCAGACATTTATCACACTCTTGATCGTTTTCGCAACATAGGACTAGTAATCTCATTTATCTATCCACAAAACAAAGTTTTAAATTATAATGACATATATAAAAAATGTCATCTGATAATTTCGTTACAGGATATGAAGGTCTTCTTGGGTCTAAGTATACTCTTAGCCAAGAAGAGACTGATTATATTTCGCAGTCGGTTAGTAATAAGGTTGCATCCACTTTTAATCTGGTTAAAGTTTCGGGTGTCTCCAGAGACCTCATTAACCGAATATTCGACTATCATAGAACAAAGTATACACGCCGATATATCGACCATAAAAAAATAGTAGACATCAAGGGATCCATCATGGTTGCGGTAATCGAAGAACTTTCGAATGATATTGTAGCTCATTACTCGTATGAATATGCTAAAAAAGATTACAGTATATGGGATGGAGGGAGTCGTCGTTTTACCGAAGATAATTCATTCAAGTCGGTTGATCACGACCCCATATACGCGGATCAAATGTTCGAAGAACCAAGGTTCTAATTAGTTTTAAAATCATCGTAGATTTTAAAGATTTTTTTAGAGTATTAGAATTTGAGTCTTTTCTCGTATAACCAACCAACCGACGCTAGTTTCATAGATGCTTCTCTAACTATACCATGTTCTGCGTAATCAATTTTGTCGAACCCGTCTCTATATTCGACGATATCCATCCATCCACCATACTGTTTCAATGTTTTCCAATGCGGTGCCCGTGCGATATAGTTGATTTTCTTATCATGTACTTCGTTGCATAATTTCACCAGTAACATATACGAATGTAAATATATGGACATGTGCTTGTTTTCGTTAATAAACGCGGAACAGCAATTGAACGAGCAGAAAACACCGTCGGTTTGGTAGTATGAATCATCATGTACAGTAACATCAGGTGGGTAATTATGCGTGTTACCGGTACTTTGAGTAATCTCATATTCATTTTGGTTGATATACGATTTGTACTTCTTCTTTATCTTTTTCGGTATAAAAGAAATGGGACATCCGATAGGCATGTTATTGAACGGATTTCTACACCAATAACAGTGATATTTCAGCATGTTGACTTCTCTATCAGTGTCGAAATCAATCATCGAGACGTTACATACTTGTTGTTGCTTCGCTTCTCCTAGAAATGAAATCGTGTGTTCAACCGTGTTATTCAAGTCGCATATTTTCGTCATGTTAGTAAGTTTACCAACATCTACCTGTTGGTATATGAGACTCGGAGTATTATTATTAATTTTTTCCGTAAGATTATATTTTTTGTTTACGGCATCAATATCTATCCCGTGAATAGTTAGTATATACTTACTTGGCTTTGACGACATTTGGTTGTTATAATGCGACACATGTATAACTTTCGATTTTAAAAGATGTTTAATAAAAAAACTACGTGTAATAAAAAATGCACTCTATAAAACATGGTATACCTCTAAGATCAACCATTGATCATATGTCAAACGAGAGAACCCTCGGGGGTAACCCGACTGTAATCAGACGACCGGATTTACCTAAAGGATTGAAGGCAAAACCCAGAGTAGTAAAAGAAGACTTCAGGGCGCATATGTACCAGTTGCCTCATCAAAAGAAATTCGAACACGTAAATGTTCACACAGATCGAAATCTTAAAAATAGTAGCGATATCCACGACATTTATGATAACGATACGTTCGTAAGAGGTGGTGAATTGGTACCAAACGGTCATCATATCGAGTCTATATCAAGGTCGAAATTATCCGGTACTAACATTGAATCGGAAGTTGGTGATATGACCTTGAATGATAGTCGGGCTGTTTCAAATAAAGCATTCATGGATTCCGAAATCGAAAGACGTCAAACGTCGATCGACGACCATGCTGCTTTTTTGAAATTCAAACGGTGGTCTGGTGACGGACCTGGTTATAGTAATTACTAAATGTTATTAATTTAAAATATATATTTTAAATTACTTCTTCTTCATTTGATTATTTATTTTCTGGGTATCAACACCCTGTTGTTTTTTAATTGAACTCGCAAGTTTCTTCAAGTGTGGTTGTAGACGATATAGGAAATCGTCGGGTGGTGAATCTTTTTTGAAAATAGATTCGTCGAATTGGTCCATGTAGATACAGTTGAATGGTTGGGCTTTGTGTACCAGTGGGTGATCGTCCATGATAAATGTATTTTTTTTATCGAACCCCTGAATCTCGTAAAAGTCCCATAGCATTGTCAGGTCTTTGATATTTTTCGTTTCCTTTTCAGAGAATTTACAGTGATCGGAGTAAAACAACCATTCGATCTTCCGCTTTGGTTTCTTTTTACCTTGATCCTTCAATATCACCTCTGATACGATAAATGATGCATAGTCTTTGCTAGCAGCCGTCCATATGGATACTTTGAAATTAGCAAATGCAAAGTCGAGGAACTTCTGCAGACCAGGTCTCTCGAGTACAGTATATGACCCTTTCATATCGACTGTTTTAAATGTTTTTAGTATCGCCTTTTCACCTTTAGATAATCCCTTTAGTTCATCCTTCGAAATTGAATATAATAGTGTTTCATCCAAATCAAATATTATTCTTGGTTTTTCCGACTTAATCATTTATTAGTAACGTTTTATTAAACTCTTAATTATAAAAAAACAAGATCTTCCAAGCTTGTAACTGACATATTACATCGCAAAGATCGTCTTTCTTTTTACTCGCTTTTATCTGGTCAAGTCCTTGTGTATCATCTCGTATTTCTAAAATCTCAGTGCCTTTCGAAATACACCACTTTTTCCTAGCTGGTTTATCAACCGCTTTATAGGTTATTTTACCAGTCTTGGTTTTCTTCTTACCTTGTGTTTTTTGGGATCCCAGTACTTGAGTTTTGTTGTATGCTGGGAATTCAACTATTTCTTTGAACCGACCGTAGTTGAACGCGAAATACGAATAACAATGCTGTCCTAATTTCACAGCCATTGGGTTAGTTTGCTTACCAAACATCATTTGTTTTTCAACAATAAACACGGAACAGGTATCCCATATCTCCCTGTATTTATCTAACATATCTGTCATGTTATGGAATGTTTCTGGGTCTAAATTAACTTTGGGGTCACACCCGTCTGTTATATCAACATTTTCCAGAAGTATACGTTTACCGTTACCGTAATAAGTTTCTAATATTTCTGTAAACTCATCGGTCGGTGTACCATCTGGGTTATAGCGATTTTTATCTTTTACCGGAGTTATAGCGTGTACTCCAGATAAATACACTTCGTCGAATTCTTCAACGTAAAAACTAAAATTCTTTTTTCCTATATCAAAGCTAGCACATCTCATTTATGAAATCATTTTAATTTCATAAACTCAATTAGTAATCACGTGTTAATTTTTTACTCCCATAATCCCTCTTATATAGTTATACTTGCGACAACCCTTTTCCCTGATTGTGGCGCTATCATTTTCACAAGAAGTCTATCTATCAATGGTAAGATTTTATCCCTGTAATTATTTTGTAGATTATTTGCGTTTGTAGGATTTTCTTTTGGAGGTTGAAGCGACGATGGACTATCGGCATGCCCGTATTCATCGACATAATTTGAATTGAGACTATCTACTAGGTCAGCTGCTGTCTGTCTGATACCCCCATACCAGCTTGATCTATAATTTCGGTAAGCATAAGGTGGGCGAACTAGATCATTCTGAATTAAGTAAGTGAGATTTGAGTTGAAAGTGTCGAGACATTTTAAACGTTCACCTGGTGTCTCGTGTAGGTAAGCCATCATATGTAATACCATAAAAATTTGATCGAGTGGGTTGACCGGTAGAGCACCTATACTAATCATTTCAATATTACATCTTCCACTAACATAATTCGATCGCACTGTGTACGGATTTGATTTGTTGACATCAGTACGTGCGTAAATTTCCACCTCCATTGTCTCACTCAGGTTTCGCACGATCATGTGATCCTGAGTTCGTTCGTCGAAAGGTGTACTTATGAAATACGGTAATTCACCTCTATTCGCTGCGATAACAAGACTGGTAGCATTTGTCATGAGAGAATCGTCCGTTATAAAAATATTATGAGTTCCGAGACCAACAGGAGGAGGAACTGCATTTCTAAAATATCCGTATTTGTAAAAATACCCCCAGTGTCCAAGAAGAGTGTTCAATATAGCAGGAGTGTAATTAAGAGCCTGTCCTAATAAAGTTCGTGGCCAGTCTTGGTATGAAGAACAATCTTTTTCACATGCGAGACCGGTTCCAACTCCAAAAACTTCTCCCATCGCATCGAGTGTTTTAAGAGCATCTCCAGCAGTAGTGTTACACAAATTCCCGCACATTAATTGTCTAGTATCTGTAATAAATTGCCCTCCTGCGCTATAAACAACCAGTTTATCCGAATGGGGGTAATCAATATAACAATTGTCGACACCTCTGTTGTTCGTGCCTGCGGCCACACATAACGCCTCATGGTGTGAAATAGCAGGATCACCTGTGATAGTTGTATTGTTACCCATTGTAGGACCAATTTCAGTAGCTCTGTCTCTACACCACGAATACCCCCTTTTGGTTCTCCAATAGACAGGGAAAGATAATGCCTCTATACTATTATCTTGAAATGGAGGGACTCCGTTCTTCTTGTAGATAACTCTGAGATACTGCCCGTCCTCAGTTGGAGTTAATAGGAGTCCTCTCCATCGAAATCGTGCTTCAATGCTTACAACCTGATTCCAGTTTTTCATTTTAATAGCATATAAATATTCTACAATAATTATGTCGTCTACATCAGTCTGTTTATATACGAGTTTGTTTATTTCCGCTCCGGTTCCTTTTCCATCGAACATGACGATTAATGGTTTACCAGTCCTCATAATTTCATTATAAGTCGAATTAACACCTAGCGGGTTTCCATTTGAATCAGCTACAGGTAACATTCTGAAACCGAGTTGTCTTTCGAATTCGCTCATCATTTTTTCCTGTACCCTCCGTTGCACTTCAAAATCCACGAAATACTTCATGTCGGGAGACGTTGTTGAAATATTCATAACGTATTGAAAATCCATGATTACAACTTCTCCTGGGTGCTCCCTCGTAAATAAGTTCATAACTTCAAGAAAATCGTGCATTGTAATTTTTGTGAGTAATGCATGGGTGAATACAATATCTTCAAACTGTAACTGATATGGATCAGTCGTACCGTATTGTCCTGAAGCTGTGTCTAAACATATACGTAAATCCAAATAACGAATACCATTTTTCAATTGTGTGTATAAATCAGCGCGTTGAGCTTTCGCCCAATCAAAAGTTATATCTATGAGTCTTTCTACACCAGCCATATTATTTATATCTTCAACTTGAGTTTTAGCATCTGGACCCCATCTAGTACGTTCACCCTTGTTCGTCTGTAGGTCGTATGTCATTGTATCATGAGTACCATGCATGAAAATCTGATTAAGAGGTTTATCTCCGAACGCTCTGGGATCTACATTGTCGTAAGAATCTTTTGACAGTGACATCCAGTCCGATAAAAATGAGGTGGGGTATGCAGCGGTTGTACAAACAGCCTTTGTCCCAGTATCACATTTTTGGTCAAGTACAGTGCTTCTATTAGTTGGAAATCCTTTATATTTGTCAGTGTCTTGATAAACCATGTTATTAGGACATCCTTGGTTACCCGGCTGTCCGAGAGGCAAACTTCCGTTGTATGAATCTGTTAGGTTATGATTACACAAGAGATTTTCATTAGTGGTGACAGCTGGACATTGAGTAGAGTCATTAACACTCGACCTCGCGCATAACGATCCTAGTTGCTTGTCTTGGACATTCGGGGCAACTTCAGAGTATGTCGAGTAGTCATTTGAGTATAATGAAGGATCGATTGAAGATCCAGCTGCACTCGATATTCCACCTTGGATGAGGTCGACCCCATGACCTCCCGTAGCCTTGTCAACTCCATACGCGGTGGCGACGGTGGTTATAATTGCTGCTAGAGTGAATAGGAAAGGTTCCTCAGATCCTTCGGATTCTTTAAAGGCATCTTTTGGTAATTCTTTAGCAAACAGTACATCACGTGCCGCAATTGTATTATCGTTAAATCTAAAATCAGCTCCTTGGTCCAGAACGTACTCTAGATTTTCTAAATTCGATGGAGTATCACTTACTGCTATAAGAGAATTTAAGTTAATCTCTGATTGCGGAACACCAAGTTCATCCTGACGGAACTCTGGGTCACAGTACATTACATTACATTCATTCATTTTTTACTATATCACCAGATAATTTTATAATTATTTTTTAAATCGTCTTAATTTCGTAAACATGAGTATCTTTAAAAACGAATTATATACACGTTATAGATATTAGCAATTAAGAGACTAAACAATGACTATACCAGATTTTATGATTGATATCGAGACATTAAGCACTAAACCAAACGCGTGTATCGCGTCGATCGGGGTTGTTAAATTTGATAGGAAAGGACCTATTAAAAAATTAGATGATATGGAGCAGTTTTATACTCGTGTACATGTTGATTCGTGTAAGAAATTGGACATGCATGTTGATCCTAGCACTCAAGCATGGTGGGATAAACAAGACAAAGAGATTCGATGGGAAGCTCTGGAAAATCCAGAAGACCGGGTTGACATTAAAGTAGCATTGGAGAAACTAAGTGCTTTCATCGGTAAACCAGATTCACATGTATGGGGTAACGGTGATGATTTCGACTGTGTAATTTTGAACGAGGCTTATTCAATTTGTGGATTAACTACCCCTTGGAAGTTTTGGAATACACGAGACGTTAGAACGGTTTTTGATTTAGCGGGTATGAAACCATGGGATTTACCTAGTAATTCGAAACATCACCCAGTACATGACTGTTACCGGCAGATATGGGGTGTTAAAAAGTCGCTCGTAAAGTTGGGTATGTAACCTGTAAAATCGTTTTTGGACCTTGTTTTTGGACATAAAAACAAGGTATGACTATGTTCGATACCTCGAATATTGAAGACTATTCTAGTGATAGCAACGACGAGTATGATGATTATGAAGAAGACGGTGGATTGACTTATGAGTACGAAGACTCCATGGGTCGTCCGTATTTGGATTCTAGGATCCCGTCCAAAACATTTTACAGACATGTAGAAGAAGACATTGGGTACGAACCCATTAGTTTTGAAAACATATCGATGATGACTGATTTACAATCCGGTGAAAGTTGCCCTATGGACATAATTAGTTCTAGTAGTACGTGGCGTGACGCAGTTGATATTTATAATAAACAAGAAGAAGATAAGAAGATTGAGGCTGATTTGGCTGAAAAACAAGAGTATGAGGATGCGATGGACGAAAAACATCATGATGTCGAACTTGGATTCTTCAGGACGGAAGTTATGAAACTTACAACTGTTGAAATTGGTGATAAAATACGTCACGACCCGACATATTCATCTGAACAAAAATCTATTTTGAACCAGGTGTTTTTAACGAGACTTCCTAAATTCCCGAGTTCGATAGTGAAAAAGATGGACGCAGAGAAACAGATGCTTTTGGCCAATAAAGCAGATGATAAATACTACACGTGGAAAAAAGGAACTCGTACGGCTAGTACAAGTCATACAGCGTGGGGACATCGACGTAATGGAGGTGGGAAAGGACATGTTCAAAGTCTACAGGAAATGAATAGTGAAAAGGCGGCTGCTGAGCGAGCAGTAGCTAAGCGTTTAAGACAGATTAACACGAAGGAGAAAGAGCTGATTGATAGCAATAAACGTAAGTTGAAAGAACAGAGTATCCGGGAACGTTTAGCTGAAGAAAAAGAAAAGGAGGTTATGGAAATTGCTCCGGTTGTTCCCGTTGTAATTGAAGAAAATGAGTATCAACAGCATAAGCGTTTGGAGTTGGAACGTATGAACAGGAAACTCGCCGATAAATACAAGAACGATGATGTTACAGTCTACAAATTGAGTAAACCGGAGACCGTTGTAATTAAGTCATCTGAAAAGAAGGTTGATAAATGGTTGGTTGTCGGTGATAAGAAGAAACGAACATTAGCTGAAGAGATTGCATCATCGATTTGCAAGGATGAAAGTTACCATACTAAACACCACGGGGTTAGAAATCAAAGACCGGAAGCAGGTGGTGCTCGTACTAGACTTTGTAAATCTGTTACGGCTAAAACTAGATGTATGCACGGTACGAGATGTAAGTTTGCTCATAACCCAGCCGAGTTGAACATATTGAGGTGTTCGTTTGGTACTAGATGTAGAAATGCTAAAAGCGTAGGTGGAGTTTGGGAGAATACTAAGAATATGCGCATTTGTTCGTTTAGCCATCCGGGTGAAGAGAAGAATAGACCGGCTTTGTGTAGACGCATCGGTATGGATGTGGCTGATGAACCTAAACCAGGTAGCGGGGTTGTAATTCAGAGTTATAATACGACGGAGATTACCAAAGTGTTCCGTATCAAACGCGAGGATATCCATAAAACGGTGGATTACATTAAACAAAAACGTATCAGGAATGTACATTTAATTTTCACAAACTAAACCACTTATTATCTTTAAATTTTTCAGTAAAAAATTTAAAACATATCTCTAACAAACCGGGAAACTTGGTTGCATTGCAATTCCGCAGATACCTTTATCATTTGAATCATCACTTCTCTCGATCTTGACGTATCCGTCTAATCCCCAAGTTTCACCCCATGAATTCTTGACCAACCAATACATGGTACCGTCTTCTGTTCCATACCCAACCACGAGAACACCGTGATCTAGACTTGTTCCGCACCTCGAAGATTTAATAACACCGCTCTTGTACATCTGGAAAATACTCGCGTCCGCTTGGATAGCAATCGACACGGGACCGATCGAAACAGCCTCTTTTAGAGCAACTTGATTATCAGGTTCGACATCGTAACATCCTGTAACTTTGACAACCGGAGCGTCACATGCTTCACAGCTTTCGTCAGTTGCAGTGTAAGGAATATCGACTTCTGAACACAATCCACCCTTATCGATTACATATTCAAAAGCTGAATCCATAAGACCACCTCCACAACCATTATTCCCGTAAGAAGTTGAACAATCAACAAGTTGCTGTTCGCTAACAGAGATCAATTCGTCAGTCTTGATGGCCCATGCTCCTTCGATAGCTCCGGTGGCGGAAAAACTCCAACACGAACCACATTGTCCTTGGTTTTTAACAGGGGTTACCGCGCCACTTTCCCTCCAGTCGACCGATTCAGGAAGTTCACTGCTATCGGAACTTTTGAACATGGAACATTTACTAGCTGAAAGAGACAGACTGGAAACGTACCCACCGGTTTTCCACGAGTCGAACTCATCAACACTCATATCCGTAAATTGATTAACTCCGACAGAGTAACCGGTTTCGTTTGAGTCATGCGACTCAATTTTTTGTTTATTCAACTTGAAATTAAGGATTGCGTTCCCAAATTCTTCAGATGTCGCGTATTCCTTTTCGTAAAATTGGACAAATTCAACAAATTCTTTGATGTCGACCTGGTTATAACCACCTGACGTAAAGATACTAGCTACACTCATTACCATTGCGATTAGACTCGATGATAGATACATTCTTTATTATTATAATTTAAACTTTTTAAATTATAATGCAACGTGATTTTTTCTTGGTAATTGCATATTTCGACCTATCATACTTTATAAACGCCGACGTCTCGCTTTGTCTGAGTTCATCATTCATTTATTACGTAGACTTATTTTTAAAATCAAGTAAATAACGAACACTATTACGATAGGATAATCTTGATATAAGAAATTTAAAATCTTACTATCTAACGAACCCCACGAGTTCTTTTGTAAATGGTAGGCGTACAGTGTGGTCTTATCTGTTTGGTGATTATCAGTTGCTAGACCAAACGGGTGGAAATACTTATACGGGTAGTGAGTAAGATGATGCTTGGTTTTATATCGATTATAAATTCGATTTACGATACATGGTCCGGTAGTGTACATTATAGTCATATGTTTTCCGTAGTAAGAAGGTACCGTTCGATTCTTCTCCATCTCTATGAAGATATATTTCCAGAAAATATGGTTAGGTTTTGAATACATTAACGAATTTGAAACATGCACTTCGTCGTCTCGTATTTTATTAGGGGTTTCAGTTAAATAAAAGTCGTGTGGGTATTTTTCCAACACCTCATCCCAAGACTTTACACAGCAGTAATCCATATCCGCGTACAGACCACCGTACCTATACAAAATGAAATACCTTACGCAATCACATCTCTGAATTTGGTAAGGGTATTGGTCGTACATTTCTAAATGTTCAGGGTAATAAATTTTCATAAATGTTCTACAGTCTCGTAAATTCCAGCATTTGTAAACCCATGTTGGGTTGTTAATGATCCAAGTATCCCTGTATTTAACCAACGATTTAAACATTTTTTTGGATTCTCTCTTCGGTAGTATACCTGTTTCGAACCATATTTGGTGTATTATACGACCATTTTGTTTCAAGAGATAAATATCCATGTCTTCGAATGATAAATTATCCATTTAGATATTTAAATATCTCCCTTTAGACATCAACAGTTCTTATATTTTTCTTTACGTGAGGTCAAGAAATCTCTAACATCTCTCATCGTTTGTTTTACGTTAGTTACATTAGTAGTTTCGCCTACTTCTAATACGAATTTATCTGATATTACTCGACCAAATTTAACTTTAATACTTGAAATGAAAACAGGTGTTATGGTTAGGTTCAGACTATGAGCGATACTCACCAATCCCGTTCGAAGAGGTAGACGTAATGTTTCATCCTCGATATCATGACTGTTGGAGTTTTCAATGTACCCAAATACAGATCGCGTTTTAATTTTTTCTCTTATAGAAGATTTCAACATTTCGTAAGTACTCGCCGCTCCTAAAACAGGTATAAGAATTCGATTCTCCCTAGATGCTGCTAATTTCATCTTGTAACCCGGAAGTGCTGAAATCCCACATACTAAACCTGGTAATATCCTAATCGCCAAATATTCTAATTCACACCTCGGGTAATTGCAAACATATAGCGTATTTCCAGTTGGTATTTTTTCAAAATTATGGCTTATCCTCATTTGATTTGTGATCATTTCATTCGCGAATAACTTAGATATTTTATCCCTATTTCCACCCATCGCAACTTGCAATCTCCATCTGGTCAAACTAGATAGGATAAGCATCGTCCTATGAAACAAAATTACCCATATGAAAAAGAAACATGCCTTAAAAGAAGTAGGGATGTTTTGTCTCGTCATAACATATATCATAATACTCAAAATTATTAGTGCATCGTATGAAGTTCGTTGCATTTTAAATTATACTAAGAATTCTATAAGCCTTGTTCTCTTTTTAAACATAGAGTTATGGTTAAAAACAAATTAATCTAAGCTAATTGTTCGATCGAACGTACCCGTCACTACTTGATGGGCTACAATTATAACAAGCTTTCCGTTAAAATCTTCCCTAATCGCGTCAAATACATGGTCAGCCGTTTCTTGGTCAAGACTAGAAGTGCATTCGTCTAATAATATCAATGGTGTGTTGAACATCTCCGCGAGTGCAAGAGTGTATGCAAGAACGACTCGTGAACTCTCTCCACCGCTCATCATGTTTAAATCGCAATCCATACCCTTGTATTCAATGTCGATATTAATCTGCGGTTTGACAGTATTCTTCACGTGTTTGAACGCCCTGAGTTCAACCGAAATGGGATCATCTTCGAAAAAATCATCCAAGTAGACCTTTGCGTGTGAATTGATGGAACTGATTACATTACCAATAGCAATACTCTCAGCCTCTAGGATGTGTTCGTATAGAGACGCAATCGCAGCATGTTCATTCTTAGACATACGTTCATTCTCTTGTAATAACAATACTTTATCTTCCCACGACCTGTATTTTTCTAATTTTTCCATCATATGTTTCCATTTTTCAACGTCCTGTAACTGAGTAAAATAACCTTCTTCTTTACTCCTAAGGTTCTCCAACCGTGTTTTATTATCGTCGATATCACTGTTAATATCAGACTCGCTCCTGATTAAATCAAATTCCTTCATGAATACATCCTTCTTTTTATTGTAATCATTTAGTCGATTAGTCAAGTTACGTTCACGTTTATTTTTTTCTTCGGTCTTATATTCGAGGTGTTTTTGGGATTCGATGGTATCTCGAAGTTCATCTTCTGGTAAAGATACAGTCGTGGATATCGAATCTCGGAGTTCGATTTTTTTAATTTTCGATTCAAGATCATCCACCTTTTTAATGAAGGTTTGACACGAGTTTGAAAATAGACGTTTATCCAATGTCCGTTTCAATTCCCTAATTCGTTTCTCTGAATTCGACTGAGTGAATTCGTACTCGTTGAGATATTCCAGGTCCGATTTTACACTGGCTACATCTGGAATATCTTCGTCATATGAACCTGTAATATCATCCAACTCTTTACGAGCGTTAAATGTTTCCTCTAAAACACGTATTTCCTTTTCCAAGTCTTCTTTTGAAATTTTGTCGATGTCCTCGTGTGTAGAAATCAAAAGTTGATGATCTATCAAGCATACTGTTGTATTACACGACGGGCATTCGTATCTATCCCCTCTAGTGTTTTTCTTCGAAATAATCATTTTCTGTAATTCGTCAGCCGTGTTATCGTGTTTAATTTTCAACCGTAATTTTACAACACTCTTTGAGTCAGCCAATAATAATTCTACCGATGTTTTGGTTTCGATTAACTCATCTTTGGAATATTCTTGCCATAATTTTGAATCAATCTCGGTTAGTTCCTTTTCAACACGTGATACCTCATCTTCCATCATATCATTCATTATTTTCGTGTCGTTAAGAAAACGTTCTTTCAGTTTACTCAACTCCCTATTTTGAACTATCGACTCTAATTGTTTGATATAATTTTCCAACATATCACCTCCGACGTAGTCATCAATTTCTTCATCTAACAATGAGGCTATATCAGTTTCGACCATTGATATATCATGTTCGATGGTTTCAAGTTTTCCATTATACAACGCGGTCTTATTACATTCTCTAATAAGTTCAGTATTATTCACGACAAGTCCTTTTATATCCTGCTTTGTTTCGTCTAGCTTATTTTCGGTGTTTTTGATAGCTATTTTATGAGTGCATCCACGAACCATTTCTATCGGGAATTCAACCGCTTCCGGTTCTTCGAACTCATCTGCTAAATCATTAACCATCTGCAACTTAGAAGATGCTTCGATCAGTTCGTTATTCTTACAACTAAGTTTATCCTTACATCTGGACTTAATACCATGTAAGTCGGTTTCGGAAAAAGCAAACTTTTCTAGAAATGATAGCTTATCGGTCGCGCTCATCAGTATGAAAGATTTAATAGCGTTTTGAGGTATATACCCAGTGATATCAAACGATGTACCAAATTTCTCATTTATGAACTCCTGGGCGACATCGTTTTCCATGACATCGTTAACTACTAGTTTGGTTGGATTTTTACTTCTCACTATTTTCATATCGTCAAAATCTAATTGGACTTTACAAGAATTTTTCCCGAATTGAACTATCTTGGAACCTGTTCCGTACAACGCGAAGCAAATACCCTGAATAATAGTGCTTTTACCTTTACCTGATTGACCAGATAATAACACCAATCCATCTTCTCCGAAATCAAATGTGCTATCGGTGTAACATTTTATATTTTGTAATCTAATCTTCATTTGTTTGATTTTAAAGTATAATCTTGGTCAACAAAATCTATTTTAAAATTATAATCTTGGTATTTTCAGTAATCCGGATTTATATTCCATATCGTCCATATAATAGTCGAATTCTAGAAACATACACGTAGTTGAAAAACAGTGGTATGAATATCGACGGTAATTGTCCTGGACACTACTACCGCTATTTACGTGTCTAAATGTTCCTTCTGGTTCTAGATGTTTTCTGTAGGTGCTCTTACTAGGTAGGACTTGATACATGTGTCTACCTTTGAAAGCCGTTATTACAGTCATGTAGTCTTTATTATCGATATGCTTACATAATGAAAAATTACCAATAGCGATATTCTCATGTTTCCTATTTATAGTTCGACATAACGCTTGTGTGTTCGCCACGATGTCATGGTTACGTTCATGTTTTTCTTTGTTAGGTGTAGTTAACCCGTATTTTTCATGTTTCCATCGACTATCTATACTACCACTATCCTCGTCTACAACTGTAAGGTTTATACCATCAACATCTAAAACATTTATAAACTCGGCAGTATGGTCGTCTATTTCATAATAACGACTTACTTCACCCTTGTAAATAATTATGGTTCGTTTAGAACAGACACCGCCGGTGTCGTTAATAACAGTGTATTTATAGCCTTTCACAAAGCCTAATAAACGTAAAGAATCGAATGATCGTAAAAACGAAACATTCTGAAATAAGATAATAAATGACAGTATAAAACCAGCCATGAAATACCCATATATAATTAATGTAGTAATTGAAGCTAGAGATGTGATGTTTGATATATGATATTTCCCTTCGTACACGGACAATTTCAACAGGAAATCACTATTAAATGTATATGCAAGCGGAATTAATACCAATGATAAGACTCCGATTCTCCATCTGAAAATATCATGTATGATTATAACATCTACGTCGTCATTACACCAGTCAATTATTGTATCAGCTACGAGTCTGATTTTTTTAAAGAAACGTAGTTTCAATGGTGACAAAGTTGTTTTCCAAAACCTAATGAACATGTTTATATTTTAGGCAAATATAAACAAAATTTTTATACACGCATCTCGATTCTCTTAGGAGTGGATGCCTTTACCGACCCAGGTATTTTTAAAACGCGTCTGGGAGGAGGTGGTGGAGGTCTGGTGCGTTTGGGAGGAGGTGGAGGTTTTTTCTTATCTAAGCCGAATATACCAGAAATTGGTTTAGTGATATTCTTCTTGGTTTCGGTGACATAAGGAGGTTCAATGGGTGCTACACACCTATCCCCTTTTTGGACCATGTCGTCTCCACAGCTTTTAACACACATTTTAAGGATTTCATCCCATAATTGCCCTGATTCACAACTATATTGTTTTCCAGAAGGACGTTTGAGATTTTGTTTTCCGTTTTGTAACAGTGTTTCCATATCAATATTATTCCCGCCTTGACCAATTTTCTGAACAACTAAACGTTTCTGAGAATCCATCTTTTTCTGAGCAACATCTTGTTTAGCCATCTGGTCCTCCAATTGTCCATAACCTATCTTTAACATTTCAACATCTTTTTTAGGGGCTTTACTGTTCTTATCTACTAGATTACCCATCATCTTATCCTCCATTTTATTAATACTTGCTGAACCCTTTAATATCCTAGCTTTGGTAAGTACCAAATCCTTCTCGAAATCTAAAAATTTATCAAAGGAGTCAATTACGGGTTTGTTATCTTTAGTCATATTGAGCTTGGATAACTTCTTAATAACGTCTATTTGGTCATTCGTCTTCCGTAAGTCGTCAATTTTTGATTCCGCTTGTTTCAGGGAAATTACGAGAACATCATTACGAGTAAGTTTCTCGTTAAAAAACGGGGGGTACTCCATGGTATCTTCATATTCCGAGTCCGATTCCGGATCCGATTCACATTCACAATCAGATTCATCGCTAGTCATATCGCAATCATCGTCGCTACTCATAGTAGACATGTAGGAACTATCACAACTTGACATGTCGGACTCGTAACCATGCGACATTCCCGAACTTTTATCATCATACATGACCAATTCTTCACTCATATCTTCGGTGCACATTTCAATCGCTTGTTGAAATTTATCAGTTGAGTAGTCCTTACAATCCATATTCATATCTGGGTGAAGAGATCGATAACCATTAGCTGTTAGTTCACCGGACTTACCAGTTTTACATAGCGATTTCGAAAGTGATATATCACCGGCTTTACATTTGGGTGGAGACCTGGGTTTAGACTTAGGGGCAGATCTAGACGGAGACCTGAGTTTAGATTTTGGTGGAGACCTAGGTTTAGACTTAGGGGCGGATTTGGGTTTAGACCTGAGAGGAGATTTGGGTGGAGACCTAGGTTTAGACTTAGGGGCAGATTTGGGAGGAGACCTAGGTTTAGACTTGGGTTTAGACCTGAGAGGAGATTTGGGTGGAGATTTGGGTGGAGACCTAGGTTTAGACTTAGGGGCAGATTTGGGTGGAGACCTAGGTTTAGACTTGGGGGCAGATTTGGGAGGAGACCTAGATGGAGACCTTGACGGAGACCTAGGAGGAGATTTGGGTGGAGACCTAGGTTTAGACTTGTTAGCGGAATATTTCTTAGGTGAATTAAATGGAGATCGAGGAGATCGTTCTTTTGACCTTCTATCAAGTATGAGGGCTTGTATAGCATCTTTATTCATCACACCTAGAGACTTAATGTTCATACATTTCGCGACTTCTATCAACTGTTTCTTGGACATACCAACTAGATCATCTTCATCGGACGATGTTCCAGACGCCATTTTCGCAGAAGCCTTGTTGATTTTCTCTAATAACTCAGCTCTTTTCGTCTTCTGGGTGTTTTGAATACCCAAACTCTTAGCGACCTTGTCTAATTCTATCTTTGGTTTCTTACTTAAGTCAATGGGCGAGTATAAAGTGCGTTTTAACGTCTTTCCTGATTTGGTAGGCGTCGTTGTAGTTTTATTTACCATGTCTGTTTTATTATATAAAAATGATTTAAAAAACTTTATTTATAATAATTTGCAATCTTGATAACAGCAATGACAGAAATCGCAAAACAAACATGTATCGAAATGATACAACAACGTGGCTATACAAATATCGAACACGAAAACGAGTATATGATTAAAGCATTCAACGTTGAAACAAACGACAACGTGATAATATTCATCGACTCATCTATTAAACTAAACAAGGATACGTTGACGAAATACATGTCGGTCATGAAGAGTGCTGATGTTAACCATGGTATATTGATTTACAACGAAGGCGTTACAAGTGTAACGGTTAAATATATCGAGCAGACGATCGATATGGTATTGGAGATTTTTCCAGTACGCGATTTACAATTCAATATAACAAAGCACCGACTTCAACCATGTAAATTCAGGAGACTAACGACCGAAGAAATGATTGTTTTCAAGGAGAAATATACCTTGAAGTTCCCTATAATGAGATACAGCGATCCAATTAGACGGTTTTTTAACTTTCGTAGAGGTGATATAATCGAAGTGACTAATAAAAATACTTCTATAACTCATCGGGTCGTTAAATAATTAAAATAGTTTTCATAATTAAAATTATAATATGAAAACAAGAAATGGAAGAAATGAGAACCGTGGGTAAAAATACCCTTTCAAGTATATTAGAAGATGATGATGTAATTCTCGTAGAAGAAGCGATATGGGAAAATAGCAACGAGTTGTCCTATAAACGAAACCTATACCAGATTATAGGGGACGTGATGAACGAGTATGATCTTGATAATTTACTCAAGAGAATCGAGTCTAACCAGATGGGATGGGATCATCATTCATTTATTTACGAAAGGGATCAAATTAACGATCAGGACGATTTCGTCGAACATCCTTTCGAGGTGGAAGAAGGCGTTATCGAATGTCGTTGTGGGAGTAAAAAAGTTTACAGTTACTCGAAACAAACAAGGAGCGCAGATGAACCGATGACAACCTACGCGGAATGCGCTGAGTGTAATTCGAAATGGCAATATAGTGGATAGAGAATATAAGCCGGTGAAGAGAGTCTATGAAAATAAAATATTTTACATATTTTATTTTTTGAAGTGAATGGTGATCCTTTTTTTACTTGTTAAACGTACTGTACTCAACAGGTACCGGTTTAGATATACCCCGAGAGTTCATATTTTTCAATCCAACTATGGCGGCTTTCTGTTCCGCATCCTTTAGTTTAGTAGCAGAACCTGTCCCGAATACCACATTTGAATTCATAACTTTGGAAGTGAAGAATCCGGTATCTGGATCTCTCTTACTGTCGTATGTAAGTTTCCCGAGTGTATCTTTGTGGTAGTCAAATAACTCCTTAATCCGTGTCTTAGCATCGTAGAGATCCTCGTATCTAAGAGAAATGGTGATATCGTCGAACACGCTTTTGAGTATTTTATAAACAACCGCGTGTCCAACACCCGGTGCGCTCGAATCATCAATCAACGACTCGGTTACCCCGATGAACGATTCTACACAATCCTCGAGTAAATCCTTCTTCTTACGCCCTCGATCCTCTACCGATGCCGAAATGAAATCCCAAAATCCCAACTCCTCTCCGATTTGAGAAAACGACTGTCTCGCCCCATAGTTGATCCGTAGCCGCGCGACCACTTTCACACCGAGTGGGTGGCGTAACTGCGGAAACCGCCTGTACATGTACCAAACGATGAACTTGTTCGCGGTCACGTCGCCCAACTGCTCGTACATTTCGTAGTTCACGTTTTCATCCGCTGAAACAGCCGTGAACGCCTGCGAGTACGCCGCCATCCCATGTGCATCAGTCAGCTTACTGATGCTCTTTTTGTTCAACCCCCCGCGTTTCAGAAGATCAACGATTATGTTTTGAAAACGCCCGTCCCGTGCTCCCCTGTATATTTCAGATGTAATGGTAGTGTTCATTTTGTTATCTTTCCGTTCGAAAACGGTTCGTAAAAACGATTTTTGTAAGATGCAGCGATGTGTGTAAGATGCAGCGATGTGTGTGTGTAAGATGCAGCGATGTGTGTGTGTAAGATGCAGCGATGTGTGTATGTAAGCTTAAGAGAGTATCCGACTAAGAGAAAAATGTCCGAACTCGAATATGACATTTATAATGACAGAACTACTATCGTACGTATGTCAGAGGATGTAAATCCAGAAAAGTATGAGCATCTGATCAACCATGTAAATGGTAAGTGGATTTCAAAAGTGAACGGTTGGGTTATAGTAAACGACAAAGTCGATATGTTGAAACAGCTTGTTGAAGTGGTTAGGTCATATACACCGCCATCAAAACACTCTGGTAATACAAGGAAGTATAGAAGGTCTCGAAGTCCGGGAGATGAAGATGAAAAATCTGATTATCAGATGTCGGATATCGAAGATGGTTCGGATGATTCGGATGATTCAAAAACTAGTTCATGAGTTTAACATGGTGTTTATATTTTTTTTGAAATATAAACAATACAGTCTGTAATTTACTTGACTAGTACTAATTCAAGTATTTCCTCGATACATGATACCGGAATCATTTCGATACACCCCTTTGTGTTGATGTCGAAAATATCTGGGAATTTCACTCTAATCTTATCAACATCTCGTTGGTTATCTTTCGGGTATAGTATAGTCGATACACCCGCTGTGATTGCCCCGAATGTCTTTTCTTCCAAACCTCCAATTTCTGATATTTTCCCTTGGAGATTAATTTCACCTGTCATAGCAACCGAATGTTTTACCGGGATACCCACCAGCAGACTAAATAGGCATGTCGTGATTGCACCACCGGCACTAGGTCCGTCTTTAGGTGTCGAACCATCAGGACAGTGAATATGGATACCTGACGGGGTATTATCTTTCCATTGTTTCATAAGTTCTTGTTTCCTGGATTCCGGTAACAATCTCCACGCTACTGTTTTTGCAACCTTCATAGATTCTTTCATTACGTCACCTTGCATACCAGTGAGATGAAGTTCGAACATTGATTGAGACGGTACTACATGAGCCTCGATAGGAATCAAGCCACCTATACCGTAAGAGTTTGCCCATAGACCGTTTACAAGACCCACCTGGTCTTCTGTAGGTATCATTGTATGTTGGATGTAATGTTTATCCTTGAAAAAATCATCTCGTACAACATCCTTTGTGATATTTATAGTCGACCCGACTTCCTCACCGCCTACGTGTTTACCCGTCAACTTCCGTAGATTAACCTCCATCAAGATATCGGTGATTAGCTCCTTCAGCCTTCTAACACCACCTTCGAACGTAAACTGATTGATCATATCCCTGATGGCGTGTTCGCTAAAAATATGTTCGCGTTTAAAACCAAGTTCTTTCTCAATCGATGGTATCAAATACTTCTTTGCGATTACCACCTTGTCGTTTATCTTGTAACCACCGACATTAATAATCTTCATTCGATCAAGTAACACAGGTGAAATATTAGATCTATCATTGAAACTAAATACCATGATAACCTTGCTCAAATCAATATTTATCCCGGTTAAGTATTTATCTTGGAAAGCAAAATTCTGGACTGGGTCTGTGAGATGAATCAAGACGTTTATGACTTCGTCACCTCTAGCGGTCTTACTAACCTTGTCAAGTTCGTCAAGAATAAGAACCGGGTTGTCGCAACCGGCATCCATTATCGCCTTTGCGATTCTACCGTATGTCGAACCTTCGTATGTATAGCCATGTCCCAATAAATCGTCAGCGTTTGAGTTACCACCCATGTTGATTTTGATACACGGTCTACCCAAAGCCTTAGCTATCTCTTCGGTTATTTGAGTTTTACCCACTCCAGGAGGTCCATGCATAGCGAAACAGTGACCTCCTTTAGCAGATCCATTTGAAATCATAGACGCGATTAATCGCATCGTTTGATTTTTAGTTTCGACATGACCGTATATAGATTTGTTAAGATTCTTCTCTGTCTTTTTCAAATAAGTGACCAGACTACTTTCCCTGTCAAGTTTCATCTTCTTGGGGGTACGTTTCATCTCCTCTAAAACATCTGCTAGTTCAGGTGATATTTTAGCCGACTTTCCAAACGGGATATTTTTAATAGCCTTCACTAAATTACGTTTCTTGTTGTACTCACTAGACCCAGGCCTCATTTGCTCATAGGTCGATACATGGTCCAGAATAGTATGTTTGGACATATCATCGATTTCGAAATCCATCAACCTAAGAAGGTATGGGACGTCAGACGAATTCTTATCTTTTATCTTATCCTTCATGGACGTTAGAGTATCCATGTAATATTTTTGTTTATCCTTCGCGAGCTTGTTAAAAAAATTCATTGTACCGTTTTCATTGTCGACTGTACTGTTCATCGAAGATAACATTTTCTTGAATTTCGTAGTGTTGTCACCTGGTTTGGTTTGTTTAGACCCGTCTCGACTGGTAGGTAGGGAACTTTCTTCTTCTTCCTCTTCATCACCGTCTTCATCACTGTCTTCCCTAGCTACGTCTTTGTTATATCTGGTAATAATACTCGAAATCATCTCTCCGACAAATTCACATAGCATTTCTTCATCTCGGACCTCTTCCTCTTCCTCGTCGTCATCCTCTTCCGCATCACCGTCTTCTGCTTCATCATCATCCTCTTCAGAAGTTAACTTATTAAGTTCGAGTGATGTTTTCAATTCACTTAAAATTTTACTAACCCTTACTGAATCACGGTCTCTACTTCGGTCTATTATAATATTTATTTCATCGGTAAGCCATTTTTTACCAAGTTCTGATACGACAGACGATGATTTGAGTAGGTTGATTAACTGATGCACGTCGAATGTTGGGTTATCATTATGTAACCCCATAAACACTCTGAGTGCGACGTTTTTACTTTCGTCGCTTGTATAGTCCTCGGAATCTAAACGTTTCCGTTTCCATGTTTTTCCAACTTTAGGTACAACTTCGTGGTTATCATATTCA